GGCCGAGGGCCAAACACCAAGCTCGAAGAAATCAATCGCTGCGTTATTGGCCGCAGCGGTAGAGCCGCTGATGCGATAGGTGGTCGACGCAAACGCAGTAGCATTGCCGAGGGCGAATGAGGTCTGGGTGGCGTCCACGGTCAGATAACTGGTCCCGGCGTTATTCGACACCATCTGATAATTGTGAGCGGCACTGTCAGATGCCGTTTGTGTGGTATTGCCAGCGCCCGAAACGTAGACCGCGTTGTTGATCGTGACCGCATAGGCCACCTGAAATGCAGCGTCGCAGCAGACCACTTGATAGGTTGTGAAACTGGCTATACGTTTCGAGACGCTTGAGAAGGTGAAAGGCTGGCTGACAGCGGCGTGACTGGTGGCGGAGGCAAGGGTTAATTTGGCAGCGACAGTGGCCGCTCGAAGGCACGGTAGACCGCCAAGGCAAGAGGTGATGTAGTCAGGCCGATTGGCATTCGTGGCGTTGGTTACATCACAAGGCGACGCAGAGGAATTGCATTTGTTCGAGCCCGATTGGTCATAAAGCGTCACGACTTTGCAGGCTGTGGCACAGGTCGTGGCGAGGGCCGAGCAGGCATTACCGGTGACGAAGGTGCAAGCAGAGCCACTGACTAGGGCCGAGACAGTGCCACTGGCGCACTGGAGGCGAGTGCCAGTTGTGTTGCCAGTGGAGGTGTCTACGACATCCGCGACGTTGCCAGCGTAGGCACTAGTATAGCAGCGTAGGCCCCACCAAGCGACGGCGCCGGAGATGACATCGCCTGGGCCGGTATATGCTGGAGGCGGCCCGACGCTAACCTGTAGGACCGAATGCCAACTCGCAGAAGCCGGCGAGACGAGAAGTAGAAGGGCGAAGAGCCATTTCTTCATAGCTGGTAGCCCCAGGCCGACACCGAGACGACGCCACCCGAGCCAGGGGCGGCCGAGATCACCGCGATGCCAGTGTTGATGGCCGAGGAGGGAACGCAGGGGTTGAAGATCATCTCAGTGAGACCGATGCCACTGGCCAATGGCGCGGTCCATTGAGTGAAATTCATAGTGGCGGTGACAGTGCCAGTCACGGTCGAGTTGGCTGTGGCGGCTGCTGTGGCATTGGCACGAATGGAGAAGCCACAAAGGTAGGTGTGAATTGAGGCCGAGGCCGCAAGGGTAGCGGTCGTGGCGGCGGTGGTGCCAGTGGCCGAGGCGGTGATTGGCACGGCGCCGAAGGGATACTGGCTCGACAAGGTTGCTGGAGCAGCAGCGGTCGTGTTCAGAGTAGTGAGGTCAGTATGGAGGGTGGCAAGACTGGTGTCAAGGGCAGCGCCATTTAAATTGCCCAATGGAAAGACAGCCGTGGCTGAAGGGACTATCGAGACTGCGGCTGCATCGGCAGTGGCGTGGCCAAGGGGAGAGATGATAGTTGAGTTCCCTCCCGCACCCCCACCAGCCACGAGATGGCCAGTGCTATCGCATTGAGCATAAGCAGGCTGGCCAGTGGTGAGCGTTGGAGGGGTCAGGTTATAGACACAGGCCATCAAATTGACACCGGCAGGCGGTGGGATTGTGATGACCTGGGCCACTGCAATCGCCGCGCCAATAGCGACAACTGCAAGCGCGGCGAGTGCATACTTTTTCATGTCATTGAGTCCTATACCAGACTTTATCAGTTTGGCGGAATTGGAAGACAACCGGAGTCAGCGCCGTCAGGGTCTGACTATTGTAAGTGGCGTGGAGGGTGGTGCCCGTGCCTGCGGTGACGGTGACTAGGGTAGTGAGGGTGGTGTCGGTGGTGAGGGTCACTTGTTCACCGCCCCAAGCCTCAGTTAAGGCCGGTAGGGTCACCGCCCAAGTGGTTGGAGCGGTGGAGATCCACATAAGCGTTCCGCCAAGGGCCGTGGCCGTGGCGGCTCCGGAGCCAGACTGGATCCGCATCGACTGGCCATTGCGGACGGTGTCGATACCGAGGAACTGACCTGGACCGCCAGGGCCCTGAGCCGCCTCCCAGACCTCATTGCCAGAGATTTGTTTCTGGACAACGCTTTGGCCAAGGGCGATTGATACGCCTAGGAAGCCGGCGATGAGGCCGGCTACAGCTAGGGCGAGTTTTCCGCTCTTCATGTCAATTCGCGATGTTGATGCCGGCCGGATAGCCGGAATAGCGGCCGGTGATACCGACGACTTGGTCATCACGGTCGATCACGATTTGGCCCTCGAGGAGGCCAGTCGTATTCGTCGCCACAGCCGTGATAAACACGAGCTTGAGGTATCGGGGAAGTGGCTGGGTTGGCACCGGCCGAGGGACATCGATGTTGCAGAGTTGGCCGATGATTTGCATTGTCGCAGTGGCGAAGACTGGCGAGGACCACATTGTGATCCAAGAGCCGGGAGTGTTGGAGCCAGCATCAGCGGCGCCCTGAAGCAAGATTTGGAGGGTCGCTGTTGCAGTCCAGGCTGCGGTGTTCATCACCGACAGCTTGAGCATCGGGTCATCGCCGGTGCCGATATCTCTGGCGCCGCCACCGTTTACAGCGGAGGCGGGAATGCCAGAGAGGACACCGAGGTCGACGATGTTCGATGAGTCCTGGGTGCCCGTGCTTGGCAAGTCGGTCTGGGCACCAGAGGTGATGCCACCAGTGGCGCCATTGCTCGTCCCGGTGAAGGTGAGTAGGTTGTCGAGAATCATGTCTTTACCTTCCAAGTAAATTCGCCGAGTGCCTTATCCATTTCCCAATGGAAGGCGGTTCCACGGCTGATGATGCCAACGCGCCAAAGATATGCCATCTTGGCACGGATCCATAAAACTGATTTTAGGATCATGTGATTTGCGCCTCATTGTTCAAAATGGCGTCACAGGTCCTGATGGGGATGCCACGGAAGGTGGTGACGACCATGCCATTGAATTCTTCCAAGCGAAGCAAGACGTTCGTTTTGTTCATGGCTTGGAGGTCGAGATAGGTGCGGACGACACGGTTGCAATAGATGACAGTCCGACCCATGTTGGCACGGACCTCAGGGGTGTCGGAGGTCTGGATCGCCGTCGCTCCGCTTGGGGCCGTCGGGAGGCGATAAAGAGCGCGGACAAGAAGGTTAATCAGGTTGGCCGCCGAGACGCCAGTCAGCGTCGTCACGTCGATGTTGGCGATGCGAGCGACGTAGCGCCAATCCCTAAGGACCAGGCCGATTTCCCACTTGAAGTGATCTCGGTAGGCCTGATAGGTATTTGAGGACGAATCAAGGACAGGCCACTCGCCCATGTCCCGGTGTTGAAGGCCGGTGATTTTGCCCTTTGGGAAAGTCGCGTGGAGGGTGTCATCGCCCCAGGTGGTGATCCAGATTGAGGTCTGGGTATTGGTGCCGGTGCCGAGGCCGTCAAGGACGTTATTGGCGGTCTGGGAGTTGGCGGTAGTGAGGGTAGAGTAGCGAGGGGCAAGGCCAGTGAAGCGTTCGGGATTGGTGTGTTGGTTGCCATAGATCAGAGTGGCGGCGACTTGCTGAGACATGCCCTCCAAGAAGGCCCGGACCTCAGAGAGGCGGAACTCAGGGGTGTTGCCGTTCAGGTCAGCGATGTCCTTGTCGATGACGGAGTAGGTCTCGAGATTGCCACAAGTATCCACAATCTGTGCTGTGGTTGACTTGGCATTCGGGACGCCACTGTTCAGCAGGCGCCAAGTGGCTTGGGGGATGCCAGTCCGGACCGTGGTCTTATGACCGGTTGGGAGATTCCCTTCCATAACCAACATATCATCGAGAATCTCGTTGGTTTGGGAGAGCAGTTCGATGATGTTGGCGACACGATAGTTGTCGTCCATTCGCTTGGCCCAGTCAGCATAGGTTAGGGCCGTGTTACCGATGGTTGCCATTTAAGTTTCCTTTGGCGTTGGGTGGCCCGATGCTGATCTGAGCGTAAGCTGTTCTACCACAAGGGTTTCAGCGACGGTTTTGGACAAGATTTGGATAGAGAGATTCGGCCGCCGAGGGGCGACTGGCACGGCCATTGGCGACTTGGCCATGTTCTGAAGGGCCAGAGCCGGTGACGTGGGTGCCTTCGTTGACGGCGGCTGAGAGGCGATTGATCATTTTGATAATGGCCGGATTGTCACCGGCGCCGGTCAGGTCCATGGCCGCTTTAAAATCGGCGACGAGCTTCGGGTCCCCAGCGGAGGCGACGGTGATGGCCTTGCCAATGTCGGCTTTGATAGTCTCGAGCTTTGGGCCGAGTTCGGAATCTTTCATGACGGCATCGCGCCATTCAGTTCGCATCGAGGTCACGGCCTCGGCGGCGCGCTTGGCCTCAGAGACTTGGGCCTTCGCGTAGAAGTCGACTAGTTTCTGAGCCGAGTCCTGAGACAGTTTCATTTCCTTGAAGAGCGGCGTTACTTCGGCGAGGGCTTTGTCGTCGAGCTTGATTCCTTCAGGGGCTTTGAAGGTATAGGCTTCAGGGACCCCAGGCCCTTCGGTCTTGGCAGCCTCAAGGACCTGGGGCTCAGTCCCAGACGCGGGTTGGGACTGATCTTTGATCTCGCCCTGAGGGGTGCGGGAGGCAGGGTCATTGGCGAGAATAGGCGTCGGCGAGCTCGTCGTCTCCGCTGGAGCCGTCGTCGTCGTTGAGGTCACGTCGCTCATTGGTAAGGTCCTTGATTTGGGCTTCACGCATCATCGAGATATATTCGCTGGGGCAATGGGCGATAATATCGCTGAACAAACGTAATCCCACATTCCGTTCACCTTTGGAATAGGCCTCACGAAGTGGGTCGCCAGTGAATGGGTCATTGAAGAGGTGGCAGAATTCGAGGAGGTCGTAGAACCAGACCCGACCTTGAAGGGTTCCCATTGCGGCTCGGATGAAATCGATCCGGTTCTTTTCGGCGAGCTCGCTGGCTTTCTCGGCACGGCGGATGTCCTTTCGGGACGAGGCATTGTAGGTCACTGACCCTGTCCAGTCATGGCCTGAAGGGCGTTTTGGCCATTGCCCATATCAGCCCCCGCGAGGTTCTTGGCACCAACACTGAGCTTCTGGGCGATATCGGCTTGCTGAGCGGCTTGGGCCTGTTGGGCTTGATCGGCTCGGATCTTGGCCGTCTCGGTCTTGGTCCGGATCATCTTCGGGTCGTTGTTTAGAAGGGAGTTGAATTTCTCGAGGGAATAGTCAGTGTCGATGTTGTCCATGATGTGAGGGACGACGCCGACCAGGTTCCCAGCAAAGCCAAGGACTCGTTCGATTGAGGCTGCTTGGGTGGCGGCTTGGGCTTGGGCAAGCATCGAGACAAATTCGATGTTCATCATCTTGCCCTGGATCTCGGCCGGGGCGGGAGGGAGGATTCCGGCTCGATGAGCCATACCCCAGACCCGTTCGATAATCGGCTTCAGGACTTCGTTGTCGATTCGCTCCAAGGCAGGTCCGAGCATAACAAGACTCTCGCTTTTGCGAAGATCCCACTCAACCGCGGTGACGTTGCTGCGTGTCTCGTATTGAGATGCCACTCGGAGTATGTCGTTATAGAAGATTTGGGAGAGGCGTTGCTTGACCATTTCGAGGTCGGCGGTAATCGCCTCGACGGGGAATTTCGACTCATAAACGGATGCAAGCCCTGGCTTCCCTCCAGCGGTGAATCCGGTGACATAGGTGATTCCTCCAGGGGTTAGGTTGGCGGGTTGGTTCTTTAGTTGCATGTCGGCGACGAGGGGAGGGTTGACCATTTTGTCAATGGCCTGGGCCTTGCGACGGGTTTCTAACTGGACTTGCTTTTGATCTGGGAGGCCATCCATTCCAGGAGAGCGACCATAAGCGTCGTTCGAGACAACGTCCCAGCGCCCAACGATGGCAGGAAGGTCATAGTATCCCTTTCGACGGAGGAAACCGCCATTAGATGTAACTCCTCCCTGCGGGGATGTGGTTCCGCCCCATTCGTAGTAGGCTTCGCGGTATTTGAACCGGGGGGAGAAGCCGAATTCACTAGCTTTGCCATCATCATTTGGCTCGATTATGTGGGCGACAATTAGTTCTCTGGTTCGGTTGGCACCTGCTTGATCGTTGTAGAGTTGGGCAACGGGGTCACTGACGTTGTCGATACCGAATTCATTGACAAGGGCATCGACAGTAAGGGTGAACTCCCGCATGAATATGACGGGACGGTATTTGCCGTTAAGGTCCACGTAGTATTCGCCAAGGCATGGGTTAATGCAGTTGATGACATTGTCATAGTCCTCATAGATCAGCAGAGCAGCGGTGCCGAAAATAACGAGGTCGAAGTAGAAGACGGCGATGGAGTTGTAGAAATTGCTCTCAGCGAATATCAGATACAGAAGCCGTTCGCACTCCGCGAGCCACAAGCTGACGGGCGATGTTTCGGTAGAATCGAGCCTCCCAATCCGAATCCGAAACCAGGGCTGCGTCGGTGAGGACTTGCCCGAGACTAAGCCAGAGGCTAAGTTGCGAGCGTAGATGGTCCCCGAGGAGTCGAGCATGTGTTGGTTGATCGGGGCGCCTCGGGCCATCTGGTTGGGGGTGATGATCCATTTATACCTTCGGGGGAGGAAATAGTCCGCGAGTTCGCGCCAATGGACCCACCAAGAATAGCGGTTGACCCGTTCGCCAATGAGGCGACCTTCGCAGTAGCGACGATAGGCGATGTCGGAGGCGGAAGGGGTCATCCAGATTTCCAGATGTGAGGCGGCTTGGCGGGCGGAAAGGCTTGTCCTTCGGGGGCCATGGGCTTGGACGGATCGGGAATGCCACTGGGGCGAATACGTTTGACTTCGGCGTCAGGGTCGTCGGCAGGGCCATGGGTCGGGGGCTTCTCGCCGAGTTGTTCGTAGCCGCCCCGGATCATGTCCTGGACTTGAGTGTCGGAGCCAGGATTAAATCGACCAATGCTTTGCATATGCGCCGCGGCCATCAGGAGCCATTGCGGATCGACATCCGGCAGCGGGCGCTGGGCGGGTTGGTTAGAATTGGCAGATTTAGGAACTTCAAGGCCCATCGACTAGCCCTCCGGGGAGCAGCTGTTACTGACCAAGCAGCGTTTTCTGGGCCGATTGGCCAGTGTTTGGCGCCTGTGTCGCCACACTGCTGAGGAAGCTGGGCCGCCCAGTGGCCGGGTTACTTCCAGGGTTTTGCACCGGCTGTTGCTGAGGGGGCGGAGTGGCGGGTTGGCCAGCCTTGGCCCCGGCCTCGCTGATTTGGGCCTCGCGCTGCTGGTGGGCTTGGCTGCCGCCACCAATAAGAATCGAAAGGGGATCGGCCATCAGATATCTCCTAGGGCTAGCATGGACGAAGGCCCTTCGGGGAGCCACCTGGGGCGGCACCTCGCTAGCCCTCCGGGGGACAGCCTGCGGCTGCTCATGCAACCATCCGCTCGGGTTCGTATGGGTTCCATTCAGTCTCAACAAGGTCCTTGTGGGGATAGTCGCCTCCGGCAATGGCCGATTTGGCGATTGGGCCGCCGAAGGTCAAGGCAAGGGCGTCAAGGTCATCGAGTAGAAGGACTGTGCCGGGATTGTCATCGACAAGGTCTTCTTTCGGCGTGAGAAGGATTTCGTCCTTCTTATTGTGAGTATACCGAATGGCGAGCATGGTGCGACGAAGGTCGGAGTCGAGCGGTATAGCACCGGTTTTGAGCCAAGCGCGAAGGGCCCCAAACATAGCAGCTCGTTTATTTGCATACCGCTCGCCTTGGGTGTCGAAGACGATGCCTGTGATGTCGTCCTTGGCACCGAACTGAACCTCCGTTACATAGAGCCGTCGCTGTCGACACTGATCGACCACGCCGCCACCAACGCCGCCACCATCGACGAATATTCCGTCGGGCCGGTATTGTTCATGGACTTCAAAGATTTGATTGGTGAGTTTGGTGGTGTCGATGCCGGAGAAGACCCGACGCTCAAGAGAGCGGGCATCTCGGCCCTTGCGGGGGAAGATAACTGAGTTGTTGCGGCCGAATCGAGCGACGTCCACGCCAATCGCCAATGGGGTTGATCGGTCCACATAAGGAATCTCCCGATTCATCGCAAGGGTTATTTCCTCGTCGGAGAAGAATTCTCGTTCGCCGAACTTGGGGAACTGACCCAAGACTCTAATCTTGACGAAATCGGACTCGAGGCCGTAAGCCTCGATCCAAGAGTCAAAGCGATGCTTATTAGTGATATTAACTGTTCGTGAGTCGATATTACGGCTGACCCAGTATTTAGAATGGCCACCTCCAGGAAAGCATTCTCGGAATCGTCCAGACGAACGAGTCGGGTTGCCAAAGACCAGCCAGATGATTTGTGTGTCACGATCTGTAAGGGCCCCTTCAGCGGTCTCCCAGATTATGTCCACGATCTCTGAGGCTTCGTCAAAGATTAGGATGATTCGTTTGCCTTGGTTATGCAGTCCTGCAAAGGCTGTTGGGTTCTTCTCTGACCAGGGAATGGCGTCGATTCGCCAAGTCCGTTCACGCTCAGGGTCCTTCGAGATCAGGGCCGTCGCCGTGAGGACGAAGTGGATCTTGGTGAACCAGCAGAGGTTGAACCACTTGCCGAGTTCGGCCCAGGTTTTGGTCTTGAGCTGGGTTTCGGTGTTGGCGGTGATGACACCCCGCGTATCCGGAAATGTGCAAAATGCCCAAAGAATAATCCAGGCAACCGTGGCTGATTTGCCGATACCATGGCCGGAAGCTGTAGCAATCTGAATAGCCTGCTCTGTGTTGATAAGGCCATCTTTAATCTGAGCAAACAGATCTCGCGTCCATTGGTCAGGGCCATCGAATTTCTCTAAGACTGTTCCAGGTTCGCCCCATGGATAAGCCCCAAGGGTGAAGGCGAGTGGGTCATCTGAGACCTCGCTTAGCCACTCGAACAGTTGCGCAGTTTGATCTGCCTGGGAGGCCGACGAAAGCCCATTGAACGCCGGCCTCCCAAGCATTAGGCTGACTCCTTCAGTAGGGAGGGAGCGGAGTCAGCCGTCGCGTCAATTTGGGACGAGGCCCTCCGTCGAGCGGCCTCTAACCTTCCGGCGAAATCAACATTCACGTTGACCGTGGTGGATTTCTTCCCATAACCGACGCGATCCGCAGAGTCGCTAGCAATCGCGGTGAGGAGACGAAGGGGAACAGGCTCATCCTCTTCGTCTGCTTTATCGAGTTGATCGCCTATCTGGCGCTGGGCCTTAATGCCATTGGCGTAGATCAGGCGGTGATATTCGTCTTGGTTCTTGGCCCATTCATCAGTGATGATTTGGCGATAGTGTTCGATCAGTTCCTTGACGCCGGGGTCGGCGGCTAGGAGCGAGATTCGGTTAATAGAAAACCCACAGACCTGAGCGGTTTCGGTCTGGCTCATGCCCGAGGCGAGGTATCGGGCAATGGCGTGATGCGAGTCCCGAATCTTCCGCAGCATCGGCACCACGCGCTTCTCCTGCAAGAACGCCAAGTCCTCGGGGCGGAGGACTGCGATCTCGAGGATCCGAGGGGAATTAGGCTGCCGCTGCGGCTTCATAGCCAAGCTCCGATTTTAGACTCTCAATCACTTCGTGGGACTGGTGTTCGGGGCAGGGCCAGAGGGACACGCCATCGAACCGGATCCCTTGGATTGGTTGCCAATGCGCCACCCGCTCCCCACAGAGATTTCGATGGGCGACTACCCGAGTCATCATCGACTTGGTCCAGGCAAGCTTCTTCACCCGCCCCTGCCACCAGAGGACGTAAACCCCAGGCCCAAGCATCTCCGTCGCGTCCATCCACTCAGCTTTCGCCACCAGCTTCAACAATCGCCTCCCTCCATTCTTGTCTCCGACTATGAACTATCCGCTCCGAAAAATCAAATAAATTTTTTTTATTATGGCTAAGTGAAGGGTCCAGATTCCCAAAATCAATAATTTTTTGTCTGAGGGGGTGTGGGGCCAAAATCAAAAATTTAAAATTTATTCTGTCAGGGGGTGTGGGGCCGGCCGAAGGACAAAATTTTGGCCCCGGGGGATGCCCGAGGCCAAATCGCAGTCTGGGATCAGGGATCAGATCAGAGGGCGGATGCCATGGACCTGGCCGTTGAAGCCAGGTCCGCCCTGGCTGCGGTCGAGGGGCTTGGCGATGCCGATCGGCAGGGTGGCCTTGAAGCGCCGACGGTAGCGGGTGAGGATGAGCCAGGAGCGGGCCGTGTAGAGGAACGGGTCCAGCTTCAGGCCATGGGCGAGGCAGACTAGGATTGTGCGAGCTTCGGCGGTCATATCAACACCAAATGAGTGAGGGGCAACGACGGAAGGCAGCGCGCCAAAGCCAGATGGGATTGGCGCGGAATGGGACAACACCGGTGAGGTGATAGACGATCTCGCGGCAGGTGAGCATCACTGGTCCTTCCAGGCGAGAGCGGAACGGTTCGCCTCGATAAAGGCGCGGAGTTCATCAGCCTTGTCGAGGATACGCAGCCACTGACTGGCATAGGCGAAGATGGGGCGCTGGCCAAGGCCATAGATGCTCAGGCCGCGAGAGCCTGGCTTCATCTCGCCAGTGGTGGGGTCTTTCACTAAGGTGTTCACCTTAAAGCTGATCTCGTTGCCGTGGCGCTTCTTCTCAGCGAGGAGGCGCTGTTGCTCAGCGATGATGTCCATCAGCTGCTCATAGGTGGGCTTGGTCTTGTCTTGAAGAACTGCCATTGGTGGCTCCATAGGTGAGTGCCGCACAGTCATGGCCCGCAAGGCATATAGCCTTGCCTTCTCGTATCAGCCCTGAGGGCTGACCGGAACCACGTCCTGTGCGACCAGTCGACTAAGCGCCTCGATTGTGGCCGGAATATGGCGCTGCACCGCACAATCGCATGTTGCGCCGCACAATCGACGACATGGCTGCTATGCGCTGGACGCATGGCCCAGTGTGACTAATCTATCTCAGTGTATCCCATATGCCACATAGACTACGCATGCCCAGGCGCCCCCGATCCAACCTGCGCCCACTCTCACAAATCCCCTAGATATCCCTACAGACTATCCTTCTGATTTCCCTCACATTATCAGATCTCAGCCATTCTCGCTAACCCCGTCGCCCACCCAACCCCTCATGCCTCTACCCTACCCTTCTAGTCTCTCTCATTTTTTCAGAGAGTAGAGGAGGGGTAGGGGGTAGGTGACGGTATGAGCGACCTTAGCCCACTTATACCTATATAGGGAAGTTCAGAGGGGAAGTGTAGAGGGATATCTGGGGAGTTTGTGGGAATGGAATAGAGAGGGATTGGGGGAATTAATCAACAGAGGCCACGTTGCTTAGACATTCTTGACTGTTCTGGGAATAATGTTGTTGACTTTTGGGCGAAAGTGTGGTAAGGTAATGGGATAATCAGGGAGATAAAAATGACTCAGCAGGATATTGCTAATGGGGCGAGTGCCTTTGTAGATTTTATGAAGGACAGGGAGATGAATCCAGTGGATGCGGTGACGTTCATGGGCTGTGCAATATCCTCAATTATATGTGAATGCTTCAATGGCTCAGAGAGGACAGAATTCGTTAATGACTTCGTGGATTGTCTATGGATGGCAATTCAGGCGGATCACAGTGGGCGAGGGCATTAAACACGCGTGATGGAACAACACACCATGATGAAACTCGTCCCATGATAGAAGGTTCATTGTTTTTTCTTTTGGGTGGCATGTTCATTATGATGTTTGTCATGATATTCCAACTTGAGAACATCCGATCGACGTTGGACAAGATCCGCGAGAAGAAGCCATGAAGCTTGCCCTCCTCTACATCGGGCCCCTGGGCTGCTCCCCGAAGGGCGGCCAAGGCTGGATACACTAGGGTGCGACAATCGGTCGCAGCCGGCCGCCACAAAAAAGCCCGAATCGGCCGGTAGGATACACGCGAGTCGGAAAGTGGGAGATAGCCATGTCACAGTATAGAGGCAAAGCACAGATGATTAGGCGAATGGACTTATTGCAAATCTCAACCAACGCATTGATTAAGTATCTCACTGATATGGAAGTGCCTCATAAAGCCAATTGGGCTGAGTATTCACGAGAAGAGTTGATTGAGAAGCTCAGCAACTATGTATTTCAGGGAAAGTTTGACTAACACGCGAGTCGACAACCGGGAGATAAGCCCAATGACAAGCCCAGAGCATATGGTGATTAAGCTGTCTGAGGAAACTCCTAGAGCGACACACTACGATCACGTAGTTGGATGGAGAAAGCCCATGACCAAACACACACTCACCTTCAACAGCATGGATATAGAAGTCGTAGTGAATACTTCTGCGGCCGAGCATCCACTCACAGTGAAGAATGCGCAGAGCCTGGATAAGGTATTGAAGTGGGTTTATAAGCAGATGAGGCATGTGCAGCCTCCCACCTCAATCATCATGACCATTATCCCAAGGAAGGGATAAGCCAATGACCTTACCAGAACAGTATTGGTATCTCCCATGGCGAAACCATATAACCAAGTTCGTCTTCGCCTATAAGCGAACTCTAATGTTTCATTCCATGCCCATTCATGCGAATGACAATATGAAGGATTAAGCCCAATGAAAATCTCCGAAATGAACACCACCCTGCCAGAGTTCATGAGTGAGATCAATCGAGTGATTAGGGAGAATAAGGTCTATGGCGCGGCCATTGTCCTATTCACTAAGGATGGCGAATGTCACTCATACGCATTTGGTTGTGAACAACAGGACTTCGCCATTGCGAGTGATTTGATGAGCGAGTATGTTTCACTCTGTGGGGAGGCGAATTGATGGGACGGTATTATGATAACTCAGACTATGATGGTTATGATGACTACGTGGCTGAGACAGGCGATCACTTCGCTGATCCAGGGGGAAGGTCAGCACTACGCGCTGCCAGCAAGTCCAATCCTCGCAATCTTCCATGTCCAACTTGTGAAGAGCCTAATAGGCTAACCCCACAAGATAGGGGCTTGGGATATCAGTGTGATGAGTGTGCGGATCGGGCTGAAAGTGGGAGAGATTACTAATGTCATATCGCAAAATCGGTGGAATACACTGGCTGAGCATCGGCCGGCTTCGCATCTCTTGGTGCCTGAAGCGAAAGCCCTCGGAGACTGAGATCTATCAAGAGGCCCTGCGACTGGGCCTTGAGGATATGATCAAGATGCCGATGGCGAAGTGGGAGGATGTTATATGATCAAAGAGACATACAATCTCATCCGTCTCTATTCAGATGGCCGACCTCCTTCCCCTGGTAAGTTTGACTTCCACACCATAGAAGAGGCCGTCAGGGAGGCTAATCGAAAGAACAGAGCCTTGTCAGACCTTGGGGCCGATGCCTTTCGATGGGTAGTGGCAGGGCCAATTCAGGTGGAGGATACGATATGACCTATCTCCAAGCCAGATTGATCATCTGGAACCCCAAGGCTTATCCCTCTTGGCGAGTCCGTGAGGCAATTCAGTTCATAGTCTGTTCGGACTATGCAACGGCTCAGGATAAGCGTAGGGCGTTTGCCTTCAAGGATTGGTTGGAGGATGTTATATGATCTATCCCGACAAAGACCGAGACACAATCAAGCTCACTGAAAAGGGCAAAGACCATGCCCGTATGATTGCCGAGATTTGGTCAATCAAATACGAGGGCCAAGCCCCAGTTAAGGGTTGGGTCAACGGAGTGGCGATGCCACATTCTGCCGAAATGGGAGAGAACTATGGTCGATAGCCATGGCAATGAATACGCTAAGATTTCCCAACTCATGCCTGGGCAGAAGATATGGCATGATGGCGGATCGCCATGTTGGCGAGGCCATTGGTCAAGGCTTCGCTATGAAGATGGATTTTACTTCCCTTGCCGCCGTGGTAGGCACTACTTATCTGGCCAAGCGGACAATGGCGAAGACTGTGTTGGTATCTATGTCTGCAAGCCAGTCTATAGGAGGATTGAGCCATGACCGACAATATCCAAGCCTTCAATCTCCGCCTTGCCAAAGAGAAGCGGCGCATTGGCAATGCCAAAGGAACGCTACTGACCAAGGCCGCAATCACCAAGCAGGCCGTGATCAATCTCCGCCTTCGTGACCCTGAGCGATTACGCAGAGCAAGACAGGCGGTGAAGCGAGCTATTATAGATTCAGGCAATAAACTGTCCTGGGTCAAATCACGAGATATTGACAATGCCGCCAGGGGCTTGATTATAGCCGGCGACTACTAGCCCAAGTCTAAGCCCCTGTGCGAGGGGCTTATGCGAGGGCTAAAGCAAGGGTGAAAGCAAATGGACACAAGCACAGACAGAGTAGCGACTTTGGGTATTGAATATTTCAACGGTAGTTACAATGTAGTGGATCACATGGGTAAGGTCTACTACACACATCCATACCGAGCTTATTGTGAGGGATTCATCGCTGGTATGAAATACGCCCAAGATAATATCTTCTCAATCTGGTAGATTCAGATTAAGGGGCCACAATGGCCCCTTATTCGGACTCTGTCCGACACCAAAGACCAAGACGGGTAGGTCTATGACCGACAACCTTGGTGGTGTGAACCCCTAAAGACTAGGGTTAAGTGTCGACCATAAAACCCAAGTGAAAGGAAACTAAGTATGTCTGAGATTACCGTCCAGATCAAGAAGGCTGGGCAGACTATGAGCTTTGACCCTCAAGAGTGGCCTATTGAGATGTATGCGGAGGCACTGAGGCTCGGGGCAGAGGCTATGCTTAATACTAAACAGTCCAAGGTCAAGACACCAAAGGCTCAGCTGGAGATGACGCCTGAATTGGCCAAGGAAGAGCGGGATAGTGCGATGAAAATCGCTCAAGCGAACTTGGAGGCCATCATGGCCAATAAGTTCAAGGTTGGCCGCAAAGCTACTGCGGCTAGCAAGGTCAGCCGCGAGGTCACTACTGAGGCCCTGCGACTGGCTCGCAATACTGTGAAGGATGCCATCAAAGCCGCAGGGGAGAAAATCTCCCATGTCAAGGCGTCCGACATTACCAGTGCCGCTAGGGACCTCATTGCCCAGGACCCGGAGTATTTGGTCAAAGCTAAGGAGAATCTTGAAGCCAATGCTCTGAAGCCCAAGCAGAAGTCCAAGGAAGAGCTCGAGGCTTATGTTGCCAAGCTAGTCGACCCTGCTTTGGTGACGAAGGCCAAAGAGAAGGCCGCTGCTGATAAGGCCAAGTCCGCTGGGATCATCTCTTCGACCCAGGCAGGCTTGGTCAAGGGGAGGAAGAAGCCCTCTGAGGCGACGGCACACTAGGATTATCTAGGTAGCTAAGTTGGATATGAGGGCGACAGCCTAACAGCCACACCTAGATGATATGGAAGCAACACTAGCAATGAGCACGCACTGATCCATACCAATCATCGAAGCTCAGGATAGTGTTGAACACTGAGGGAAGCTACGAAGAAGCCAAATGTTGGAATGATCTCTAGCTGACTAATAATCAGCCGGAACTATAAGTCTAACAATGGCCGATCTAGCTTCCCTCTCTTTCCCGCAACAGACAATGGCGAGTGGGATGCACTATCAACCCGAGGGCCATTGTAATCGGAGACAAAGCCCAAATGACACACGTTAATGTAAGGGAAGTCTTGGAGAGCTTGACGCTTGCCAAGGAAGCCTATGACGCCGTGCCTGATATGCGACGGCAGATTGATGATCTCCAGGCCGCGGTGGCGAGTAAGGATCGGCTCTTGTCACAGACCAATGCCAATCTTCAAGAAATCATCCAAGGCAAGGCCAACGTCGAGGCCAAGCTCAAGGAGGTAGAGTCTGAAAGAGACGCATATGGCTTTCGGGCCATTGATGCAGAAGAGAAGCTGGAGAAGGTATTTGGGGTTGTTAGGCCGGCGACTCCTCCTATTCAGCCTCAGGTGAGCGAAGTGGGTCAGAGTGCCACGGACCCTACTATGTCTTCAGTGGAGCAGCCACTGGAAAGTGGGACCTTAGTAGACCCTATTAAGGGCCAGAGTGCCGTCCCTTCTTTCCAAGAGCCTTTGACTACTACTGGCACGACGGCCAGTATCGACGATATTAAGGGTCAGAGTGTAACGGACCCTACGAAGGCTGGCCTTGGCGTTACTGAGCCAATGGTTAATCCCACTCAGGATTGGGGTCAGAGTGCATCCCACCCTACTGCTCAAACTGCATTCGTCCAGAGTGGTGTCAATACTTCAGACGTTGCGAAAAGCAGCGATCAGTCCTTCACTACTCAATCTGATCACGGCGATGAAAGCCACGCCGTGATTGACAAGCCTTACCTTGGCCATCCGAGTTGGGAAAAGCCCCACGATATGAACTGGAATGAATGGGAAGCCAAGGGCGGCACCGTCCCAGGGTGGATGAAGTCGGCTCACTAAGCACAATCCAAGGGGCGAGTGCGATTCGCCCCTTGAGTGGTGCTTAACAGAGGCAAAGCCATGCAAATACTCTTGATCTGGGAAGAAGTCCCTGAGAAGATTTGGTGGGTGGCACTAGACGAAGATAGCGAGATTGGAAAGCTCGCCCTACAATGCAGCGGTAAGTATATCAACGCTGGGGAATATGCCGATACCGACCCAATCATGAAGCTAAATGAGCTTATCAATGCTGATTACAACTATCTCAGTCTACAGCAATGTGGCGACAGTGTTATAACTGGCCCATTCTCCAAGGTCGTTGTCTGTGGCTTTGTGATGTGAAGGAAAGATCATGGCCAAGAACTCCCCCAAGCTCACCTCTAGAGCCGATCGCCGCAATGATTGGCGAGAGCAGCGCAGGCTACATAAGGCCAAGCTCGCCTGGAAGCCAGAGCCGATTAAGCGAAAGGCAAAGACGCCATGACCTGGGAAAGAATGGACGATATAACATTCACTGTTCATATCAAATACACAGTTGTTTGGTATTTGGGAGGTGCGCAATGTAATCTTGTCCCTTGGTGGAATTCGCCAAGCCGCTCAACACGCAAATTCTACTGGGAGCCAGATCAATGACGGCTAAACTCGCCCCATCCATCCCCAATAACTACACTCGCTTCCTTTCCATCGGCCCAGGTGGGCGGAAATGCACTTGTTGCTTCCCTGGTCCTAGAACCAAAGACAGGCGAGCACAATACCGCTCTGCCAAGCGACGCTATCGTTGCGAGATTCGCAAACTCATCTGTGAGGAGATGATCAATGACGGCTAAGCTCGCCTCCCCCGATGCTGAGGGCTACTATGCCAAGCCAAATAATCCATTGGTTATGTGGACAGATGGAAGGTGGATTTATATAGAGCTTCCCTCCAAGACCACGCCATGTATCATGAAATACGCTCTCCACGAGGGCGGGCTGTGGAAAGCCCTGAACACCCTCCGCAAGCATAGCTATGAATTCACGGGCGAGACAGTCAAGGTCATAGCAATGACCAATCCTAAAATCGCCCATGCCATGAAAATCTTGAAGGATAGGGGGACACTTCGATGAGCTGCGATATCATAACCATCATATCCGCCATCATCGGTGCCATTGTAGGAAGCGCCCTTGCTTTCAGATACTATCCATGACCCTAGAGTCCCTCCTATCCGAACTCACTCTTGGCTGGCGACTCCGATACCTCACACAAGAACGATCCTACTGGGCAGCTATGCTATGGCACTACAATGGCCTCGTCACGCCTAGGGCCACTGGCCTGTCCGCCTGTGAGGCGCTCGCCAATGCCCTCAGCTCCATCGCCGATGCCGCGCCCGACGTTTACAACTATTCCGTCCAACCTGCGACGGTCAACCTGCGACAAATGCTGGGGATTGTCCCGAAGGATTTTGTGAAACGGTTCTAACATGATCATCACCCTCAACCTAGTCAATGACTTTGATCAATGGATCGACCTTGGTCAGCCAGTAACTATATTCCCTGGCGACACCCTCTCCGCCACTGTCACCTGGACGATGCCAGTTGAGCTTAAGCTCATTCCTAATGTTTATATATTCACCCCCTACGATCCACCAGGGTTTAACAATGGCTTCGACCATTTCCATCAATTCGCTCAGTGGCGATTAATCGGCCATCAATCCATTGGTTTGGATTTCTCCCTTGCCTACAATGGCCCCAATTTCATTGACGACGGCCGAGTCTTCCAAACCATTCCCTGGGGAGTCGGAGCTGTCCCCGAACCTGCGACTTGGGCGCTGATGCTCCTTGGCTTCGCTCTCATCGGCAGGCGAATCAGAAAGGCAATCATATGAAAAAGCTATTAAGAAAATGGCTGGGGATTGATGATACCATCACTTATCTCGACAGCCTATCAATCACAGTCTCACAACAACACGCCAACACGCGCGATGCGATTGCAATTCATAATCGCGCCCTCGGTCGATTAATCGCTCGCATTGATCCGATGTTCTTCGCTGAGGACAACCTGCTAAGTTCAGATGAATATAAGAAACGTCGTGCCGAGTCAGATGAGCTTGGGGATAAAGCCATAGCTCGGATCATTGCCGAACACAAAGCCCAGAAACCATACGGATGAATCATATGAACGACATCGCCACAATCGAACGGGCCTTGAAGGACGCTGACCTGGGAATTGAATGGCTTGCAAAGGGAGGGCCGTTTATGCAAAAGGAAGTGGCCAGCTTGCATGATCAAATAACCGCGGCCCTCATGCTCCTTCGTCAAATCCCCGGCCAACATTCCCCCACCACCGCAGCGCGCCAGGGTTTCCAGGCCCTTCAGAACGCCCTCCACCAATACGAGGCGATTGGACCTGCGAAGATGGAGCGGAAGGATCTAAACCTTATCCGCGACGCCGTGCCTTCTCATGGTCCTGGCCACGACGCCGCTAATCTTCAGGTCAAACGTGAAGGTGAAGCCTGGGACGCAGGCGCAGAGGCGATGCGGGAGGAAGTGGCGCTGCGCATCATTCGGGACAGAGATCTATTGCCTGATGATCGCATCTTCGATGATCCGGTGCGGCAGGCTATCGAAGTCCGCGCCCTCCCTCTCCCCCGGAGGCCGGCATGAGCGAGCGCAGGAGACACACCGGCCGGCCGGACTACTGCCCGGACGATCTGCGCGAAGACGAGATTTGCCCGGCTTGCGGCGCGTCGGTCGAGAACCTACTCGCTTGTAACGCTCGCTTCAATGGGCGGCGCGGGCGCCCACTCTTGGAATTCGTTCTCGTCGACAAGCAGACTGGCGAAGTCATCGCCAAACAAACAGTTCTTAGGAGACGCGCATGACGGCTCCCACAGAGCGAGAGGCGATTACGCGGATCATCGCCCGCACCGTTGTGCAGGACAAGCCTTTTGTCGACCACATCATCGCCGCCGACCGCATCATCGCCGAGCACATCGCACCGCTCCGAGACCGCGCCTCTACGCTCGAAGCCGCCATTAAACGCTGGCTAGAGTCTCCAAATACCGAATCCTTCAACGCTCTCAAGAGGCTAGTAAATCATGAGTGAAATGATCCCCACCTTCGGCGGCCACGCCTCTCGGTCTGAAACCTTCGCCAAGCTCCTCCATCACATTCGCGAAGCCCAATCCCTTGCCGCGGTGATGGGACACCTGCATAACACCGAGGGCAACGACGCAGATCGCCTCCACGCCAAGGGCTGGCTCGGGATGTCGGAGATGTTCAACCTAATCGCTCATCAGGTGACAATGCTCGCTCAAGGGAAGTTACTTCAGTAATTTCTCATTCCGATGAGAAGTTTCTTGATTTCCCGACAAAAGTCTGCTATACTGTCTAGACAATGGAGAAAGCCCAATGAAACGAGAATCCGCCGCAGAGACGGCCCTGAGGCGACAGGTCAAGATCCTCCGTGAGAAGCAAACCGAACTCACTCAAGCCAGGGATGAAATCCAAACTAAGATTAACGTTCTCGCCGAAATGATTGGTCAGTTTCTTCTAGAGATCGATCATTCCAAAGCCCTAAGGGAGAAAGCCAATGAAGCCCGAAAGCCCAACAATATCCCACGCGCCTACCAGCGAGCAGCAGGCGATTCTTGACTTTGTCGCCTCCCGTCAAGACAATCTTATGATCCGTGCCCTCGCAGGCACAGGCAAGTCCGCTACGCTACTTATGATCGACAAGGCATCGAAGATTAAGCCCATCCTTTACCTTGTCTTCAATCGCGAGAATGCCAAAAAAGCTCGAAAGGAATTCTCCGACACCACCACGGTTAAGACCTTCAACTCTGTCGGGCAGGGAGTCTGGGGCGATACCTGCGCCAAGGGACTGACCGTCAACAAGAATAAATTCCATGAAATCTTCCTTCGCCTCTGTGAAGGTCAGTCCCGTAGTGAGGCCCGCGCTCTATGGGCGACTTATGATATTGTCCGTGATGGCGTCGCTATGGCCAAGGCCCTCGGGTATATACCTGCGAATCACCCTAAGGGACGAAATAGCCTTTGTGAAGATTGGGACCTATGGAATGCCCTCGATGAAAACCCCTCGCCTCTGGCCAAGGAACTTATTACTCAAATTCTCGAAGAGTCTATCCGACAGGCCTATTCTGGAATCATTGATTTTAACGATCAGTGTTACATGGGTAGCCTATTCGGTGGGGTTTATCCTCGTTTTCCTCTGGTGTTGGTTGATGAATACCAAGACCTAAGCCCCGTCCAACATCACCTGCTTTCCAAGCTCTGCAAGCATTCCCGTCAGATAGGAGTCGGCGATGACGCACAAAGTATCTACGCCTTCCGAGGCGCCGTCCAAGGCGGAATGGCCAAAGCAATCAAAACTTTCAGTATGGCCGAGATGTCCCTTACAGTTTCGTTTCGGTGCCCCACGGCGATTGTTGATAACGTCCGCTGGAGAGTTCCAGACTTTAAGGCAGCGCGAGTGGGCGGCACGGTTCGAAAGGGAATGGAGCAAATAGTCGATAATAGCACGGTCATCTGTCGAAACAACGCCCCCCTCCTCACGGAGGCGATGCGAATGCTCTACTCAGGGCGGTCAGTGAATGTGGCTGGGGTCGACATCTCCACCCGCCTAATCAAGCACATGACCAAACTCGGCGATGGGGATATATCCGCAAATGTTGCCATGGATTTGATTGAGGTTTGGGAGGCCAAGAAGGAAGCCTCTGGGGCCAAAAACGCCAAGGACATGGCCGACTGCATGCGAGTCTTTGTTAAACGGTCAGAGACCTTGGGTGGTGCAATCGCCAGGGCCCGTGATATCTTCCAGCGATCCGGGACAGTATCCTTCATGACCGGCCACAAGGCCAAGGGCTTGGAGTTCGATCGAGTCTACCACCTCGATGAGGGACTTTGCCTTGCGGGCAATGGCCAGGATCAGAACATCCGCTATGTCATCGACACTCGGACTACAAACGAATTGATTTACATCTAGGTGCAATATGATCACACTGAAAGAGTTCGCTGATCGTATCATCGAACCTATGGTCAAGGCTCTTGAGCAACGCGAAGGCAAGACCCGAGAGGAATTGCTTCGTGAATACGAAGCTAAACTTCGTCCGGTGCGAAAGATCCTAAAGCGTTTTCGATTGGAGTCTGATCGATGAGCCTTCCCCTCCAAATCGCGGCCTATGGCGATTGCTTCGATGTTTTCGAAAAGGCCAAGGCCGATCCCCGAGGCGTCCGCGTCCATATGGGGCCAAAGAACTCCGCCGAGCGAATGCGATATCGCATGCAAATGGCCCGACGACTGGCCCGGGACGAATCCCGTCGTATGTATGATCGCACCGCTCCCCAGTGGAATAAATCCGAATTCGACGACCTAATCATGCTACTCCGTCAGGACGAAGACGGCGATTGGTGGCTCTATGTCGAGCGCTATGGCATGGACATCGGAGTGATTGAATCCCTCTCGGAGGAAGCAGAATGAAAATCGAACTCATAGACAATGAAGCTGAAGCGTTCTTAATGCTTCGAAGAATGTTTTATGATGCCTCAACCCCACCATGTGAGTTTATGAGTTGGGTTGCGGATAGATTATCAACGCAATATGGAGATCCTCCACAAGCAGATTTCATCCAAAAGCTTCGTGAATATGGTGATAGAATGTCTGAGATGCAACATTTATTGGAGGTAAGAAAATGAACCCCGCCAACATCGAAGCCATGCTTCTTCGGGCCCAAGAGGAAGAAATCGGCCTTGCAATTAAGACCAACAATACCCAACGAATGCAAATGGCCCTGAGCGATTTCGTCCGAGGGAATGAGCGATTCTCCGATCTTATGTTCTGCCTCCCCTCCCTTCCAGACCTTGTCTTCATTGTGAAGAAATCAGTGGAGTTGCCGGAATGAATATCACCGAACATGAATATAAAGTCTTAGAGATGTTAGCCGGTAAGCGTGAAGGTGAGTGGGGCGCGTGGGTTTCAGCTTGTCTAGAATTCCTACAAGGAGGCGGCTTATGCACTTCAGGGCCGAATTATAAGATAACTGAAAAGGGATTGAAAGCTTTGGAGAGTAGAAAATGAACGATATCAACCTGCTTATGTCCAAACCACTCGACGAGCTAATCCCTTCAGACATCGACGCCATCATCGCATGGCATAGAGCAATTCGGGAAAAGCCACAAAAAGAGCGCCCAACCGAAGAGAAGCTGGACCTATCGAAGATACTTAACACTGTTAAGAAATCCACCGCACCTGTGGGATTTGTGAAGAGGTTCTAAAATGTCGGAAAGCCCATTCCTTCCCAATTCACAAATCCGCTATGCCTGGGACAGCACCTGCCTCGGGGCGTTCAAAACATGTCCTAGACTCTATCAGTATCTCTACCTCGATGGCTGGCAGGCCAAGGGCGAGTCAGTTCATTTCCGTTTCGGCCGTGAGTATCACACGGCCCTGGAACAATACGACGCCAGCCGCAACAACGGAGTGGAGCATGAAGACGCCATTCATGACGTTATTGCGGATCTTCTTGCTCGCACAGCTGATTATGATCCTTCTCCTGATACCAAAGCCGGGCGCTACAAGTCTAGAAACAATCTTGTGGGTCTTGTGGTTGATTATCTGGATCATTTTAGCAATGACCCTGCACAGACGGTCATCCTAAAGAATGGCAAACCAGCAACGGAATTGAGTTTTAGATTCGACCTGCCTTGGGCACCACAAATTCAATCAACTGAGCCATATCCAGTAAACTATCTTCTCTGCGGCCACCTTGACCGGATCGTCAACCTGAACGGAGGGGTCATGGTCATGGACCGAAAGACAACGACCCAGACCCTGGGCGATTACTATTTCGCTCAGTATGAGCCAAATAATCAAATGTCCCTCTACACCCTCGCTGGCAAGGTCGTCCTCGGCTCCCCGGTCAAAGGAGTGATTATCGACGCCGCCCAGATCAAAGTCCGAGAGCCGAATGTCTTCATCCGCGGCTTCACCTACCGAACGCCGGATCAGATCGAAGAATGGCTCGAGGACCTGCGGATTACCCTTCAGGTGGCCGAATCCTACGCCACCGCTGGTTACTTCCCAATGAACGACACCGCCTGTGATAAATTCGGTGGGTGTCAATTCAGAGGCATCTGTTCCAAGAGCCCTCAGGTCCGAGAGACGTTCCTAAAGTCCGACTTCGTTAAACTCCCGGAGGATGAAAGATGGAATCCCTTAAAGGTAAGATAATCAAAATCTCCATAACCCCCACATCGAACTTCATCTGGAGGCAGATTGTTTGGGACTATGTAATAACTTGCCTGAACTACAAGGGACGGAAGGTGTATGTTCGAGGGCGATGTGACACCGAAGCACAAGTCAGCGATCTATTAAGGAAAATAGCCAAGCAAAATGCCCATGAATTTCCTGACGTGGAAGAAGGGATAGATAGATATGCCGAACCTTAGAGATCACCAATCCAACACCTTGGTCAAGCTACTTCTCCTCGGAGACAGTAAGACCGGCAAGACCGGCTCTCTAGCTAGCCTAGTCGCTGCGGGGTATAAACTTCGCATCCTTGACTTCGACAACCTCCTAGACTATTTTACATCTCGTGTCATGGCCGAATGCCCAGACCAAGCCGAAAACGTCGAATACTTCACTGTCAGGGACAAGATGAAAGCCGGGGCGATGGGTATGTCCATGGCCGGTGCCCCAAAGGCCTGGATCACAGCCATTAAGATGCTGGATCGCTGGGCCTACGAGGGCACGGACTTGGGGGTCCCTGCTGAGTGGGGAGCGGATTGTATCCTAGTCATTGACTCCCTCAGTCGCCTCGCTGATGCCGCCTATGCCTTCCACGAGTCAGTGACGCCCTCGGGCAAGGGAGGGCAGGATGGGCGAGCAATCTACGGCAATGCTCAGCGGGACATTGAGAAAATGCTCGCTATGCTGACCTCGAGTTCCTTCGCCACCAACGTAATCGTCATCTGCCACGGAACGTATCAGGAGATGCCCGACGGAAAGACGAAGGTCTGGCCACAGTCCCTCGGTCAGAAGCTCGGCCCAGTGATCCCTGAATATTTCCCGAACTTCATCAAGTATTCCACCGCCTCTGGCAAGCGAACCATTCAGCTGGATGGCGACAGCATGATTTCCCTGGCCAACGGCAATCCGGCCCTGCTCAAGGGCACGCTGGATGTCGAGACTGGTCTTGCGAAATTCTTCGAGGCCCTGAGGGAGGCCCCGAGGGAGAAACCGAAGTCCCTCATAATGAAACGTGTCATCTAATCAAAGGAAAATCTAAATGTCCGGACCAAATTTTGCCTCAATTCTCGACGAAGAGCCGACTGAAATCGTTCGCCCCGAGCCGATCCCGGTGGGGACCTACACGGCCGTGGTCGGAATGCCGCGCTACGACAAGTCCTCGAAGAAAAAGACCGACTTTGTCGAATTCCCCCTGAAGATTATCGAAGCCCATGACGACGTCGATGATGAAGCCCTGGGTCAAGCCCTCGGCGATGGGAAGCTCTCGGACAAAGAAATGAGGATCACCTTCTATCTCACCGAGGACGCGGCCTATCGCCTCGACGAATTCCACGAGCATTGTGGACTTGATATCACAGTCAGGGCCAAGCGCAAAGTGCGGAACGAGGCCGTGGTTAACCAGGAGGTTGGGATCGTGATTAAGCACACCGCCTCTGACGACGGCACGAGGATTTATGCGAATATCGCCAGGACCCTGGCCGTTAACTAAGCTCTTTGGGAGGGGTGCGATCCCTCCCATCCTTCGGAGACGAGAATGAAATTCAAGCCCATAGTCCTTGTCGGCGAGGCCAGAGGCGAGCATGAAGACAAGTATAAATCCTGCTTCGTTGGCCCCAGCGGCGCCATGCTACTCCGAATGCTCAACAAGGCCGAAGTCATCCGCCTCAGCGCCTTCGACAAGGAATTCCTCTCCCGCTGGTATACCGCCAAGGACCCTAAGGCCCTCGAAAGTATCTGGTCCCTCCACCCTGAGGTCTACCGAACCAATGTATTCCAAATCCATCCCCCCAAGAACGATCTCGATTTCTTCACCGGGCCAAAGGCTCAGGCCCTGGCAGGTTTCCCGGCACTCACGAAGAAATATGTCCGTCAGGAATTCATCACAGAGCTTGAAAGGCTCAGAGACGAGATTATTCTTCGAGACCCAAATATTATCATTTGTCTCGGTAACACAGCGATATGGGCGTTGGCTGGCAGAACGGGGATTACTAAACTCCGAGGAACCACCCTCTTATCCACCCATACAGTCGAAGGGTTTAAACTCCTCCCTACCCTCCACCCTGCATCCCTCATGTATCAGGGTCAGTATAACAACCACCCCACAGTCATTGCCGATCTTCAGAAGGCCCACCGAGAATCAGAATTCCCCGAAATCAGGAGACTAGCCCGTGAAATCTGGATCGAACCTACCCTCGCCGATATCCAGTTCTTCCATGATGCTCATATCCATGGATGTAGCCTTCTCTCTGTCGATATTGAAACAAGTGGATCACGCATTACTTGCATCGGTTTTAGCCCCAGCGCACGAATCGCGATCGTTATTCCTTTTGATGACGAAAGACGACCGAATCGAAGCTATTGGCCGACTGAAGCGAGTGAGCGAGAGTGCTGGGCAATTGTCCGACATATTCTCGGCGATCCAAGCATCCCAAAGCTATTCCAAAACGGCCTCTACGATATAAGTTTTCTTTATCGGGCCTATGGGATAAAGACCTTCGGAGCGGAGCATGATACAATGCTGCTTCAGCATGCGTTGCAGCCAGAGTCCCTGAAGGGACTGGGCTATCTAGGCAGTCTCTACACTGATGAATTCGCCTGGAAGAATATGCGCAAGCGAGTCAAGACAATCAAGAGGGATAACTAATGCCGCGAATCGCAAAGATGAAAACCGACAACGGTCAGGTCTGGGTGCAGATAGATCCAGATCTATATAATGAAGCTGATGCTGTCACTCTGTGGACCGATAAGGAAATCAAATGCCATGATTGGGATATAGCCAAACTAATAATGGATTCTTTACAGGAAATCGTCGACGCTAACTATCCCAATCCATACAAATGAAAATCATCAACACCGCCACCGACAATCTCGATTCCCTCACAGAATGGGAACGAGATCAAACCTACAACGGCCTCGACTGCTGCGTCACACTCGAGGTCTTCGAGCAAACCAGCCAGCAACTGGATAACGCCACTGGGGCGACCTACGCCTTCTCCCGCTCCCTTCAGGGCCCAGTCCTTGAGATGCAAGCCCGAGGCGTCCTTGTCGACCGTGCCCGCAAAGCCGAGGTCATCGATGAATACATGGATAAAATGGACCGCCTTGAGCGCCAGCTTGATCGTATTGTCCTGGAAGGCGTCGGAATGGCAACATTCAACTGGCGAAGTCCCAAGTCCCTCCAAGAGTTATTCTACGACCACTTGGGTTTACCAGTCCAGCGAAAGCGAGGACGGCCAACAACCGATCGCGGAGCACGTGAGAAGCTCGCAATCTACCAGTCAGCCGAGTGCATTATTAATCACATCAATGCCCTGGCAGATTTGGGAAAAAAGGTCTCCGTCCTCCAAACTGAGATCAGCAAGTCTGGGCGAATCCATACCTCCTACAACATCGCCGGCACTAACACCGGTCGCTTCTCCTCCTCGATGTCTGAGTTTGGAGATGGGACTAACCTTCAGAATATTGAAGAAAGCCTGCGGAGCATCTTCATTGCCGATCCGGGAATGAAATTCGCCAAGTGCGACGCGAAGTCTGGCGAATCCTTCTGTGTTGGCGCAATAGAATGGAACCTGTTTCATGACGGACGATACCTCGATGCATGTGAAAGTGGCGACCCTCATACAGCGGTTGCTCGAATATGTTGGCCAGCCCTCCCCTGGACTGGTAATCTCGAATCGGATAAACATATTGCGGAGCGGGACTACTATCGTCATTACACTTACCGCATTATGTGCAAAAAGCTCGGACACGGTACAAATTACGGTGGACAGGCACCCGCCCTCTCAGAACAAGCCCGAGTCCCTATAGAGCTAGTCCTGGACTTTCAGCCAAAATACTTCAAGGCCTTTCCAAGCCACTTGCTTTGGCACGAATGGACCGATAACGCACTCCGCAGAGAGGGCAACCTCATCTCCCTTATGGGCCGAAAGCGTTGGTTCTTCGGCCGAAGGGATGATCCCTCAGTATATAGGGAAGCCTTGGCCTACAACCCTCAATCAAGCTTGGCAGATATCGTCAACTCGGCCCTCATTAAGCTTTGGCGCAATGACTACACCATCGTAATGCACGACCACGACGCCCTCACATTCATGTATCCCGAAGAACAAGAAGAAGAAATCCTTCCCAAAATCATGAAGGAACTAATTGTCCCAGTTCCCCTGGCTCACGGCCGGGAGTTGAGAATCCCCTACGATTGCGCCGTCGGCTGGAATAAAGGCAAATTTAATGAGTCAAGTAATCCAAATGGGCTCAAGGAATATTCTGGACGGGACACCAGGACCCGGGTCAAGGAAGCTGGGATCTTGGATCGGGACGTTCGTGGGCGAAACCGTAGGCGCTAGATCACCGGAGATATTTAGGAAGTGGGTGGCCATCTCGACGATCGCTGCGGTCCTAGAGCAGAAGGTCTGGCTCACGACCTTTAAGAATCTCTACCCTAATCTCTACGTGATGATAGTTGGCCATCCGGGGATGGGGAAGACCAATGCCATAGTGATCGCCAAGACCCTGCTTATGAAGCTGGCTGAGTTCCATCTGGCCCCGGTGTCTCTGACTTGGGCCAGCCTCGTCGATGCCCTCGTAGAAGCCAAGCGGTATATAATCAGGCCGATGGATATTGAGAAGGAGATTAAATACAACTCAATGTTTATTTGTGCCGATGAACTCGGAGCCTTCATCCACAAATATGACGATGAGATGACTAAGGGCCTATCGGCCATGTATGACCCAACGCCCTACTCGCAGAATCGCCGAACAAGCTCGATTAAGATCAAGATGGATTCGCCCCAGATTAATATGCTAACCGGGTCAACACCGCAGGATCTGTTGAAGATGCTCCCTGAGAATGCCTGGGGCCAGGGATTTATGTCCCGGGTCATAATGATTTTCTCAGACGAGCGGAGGATTACGGATGATTTCGCCGAGGCGGTTCTGCCCAAGACCGACGATCTCATGGCTGATCTCGAGATGATCAACGGCCTCTGGGGCCAGTTCCATGTCACTGAGGCCTACAGAAGTGCAGTGAATGATTGGCAGGCCCTTGGTGAACCGCCAGTCCTCGGGCATCCCAAGCTAACCCACTACAATACCCGCCGCAGAATTAATCTATATAAACTATCTATGATTGCCGCCGTCGACAAGAGCAACGCCCTCGTCTTGACGAAGGATGAATTCAACACCGCAATGGGATGGCTCCTAGAAGCCGAGTGTTACATGGAAGAAATCTTCAAGGCCGGAAACGCGAATGCAGACGGGCAGGCGATGGATGAGATCCTGCACTTCATTATGCTCACCGATCGGGGAAAGGGAGTCAGTGAACACGCCATCACCCGCTTCGCTCGGGACCGAGTCCCGCTGCATTCAATCCTTCGGATCGTTGAGATCCTCGAACGCAGCGGGCAAATCGTCGATCTCGGCCTAGATCGCCGGACTAATGTTAGATATTATTCCAAGACTAAGCCGCTGGCGGAGTCGCTGGCATAGTCGAGGCGATGGCCGAGAGCCGATCGCTCAGCGCCTGGAGTTTCGAGATCGAATCATTAATCGCCGCATCTGGCGTCCCCGTCGCCGGGTTGTTATTCGCGGCCGCCAGGGCAGCGATCTCAGCCGCAAGGTCAGAGCCGACCGTTTCGATCTTCGTCCCAACCTCGGCAATCTTTGCATTCAGATCGTCAATTGCAGCCATAATCTTTTCTCCTAAGGTTAGCAGTTCGCGCACTAGGCGCAGGGTGAGGCGGGCGATGTCGTCCGCCGAAGTGGAAGGGCCGGGTGGCCCATGTGCTGGGTGTCTCATCTAACAGCCCTCACAGATTGGAGGCGGTGCGGGTGGGACATGGATATTATCCGGCACCCGACTAACGGATGAACGCGGGCCGAAGACTGCCTCCCGCCAACAAGGTGAGCGCGCCAATGATAATGAGCAAGAGCACAATGAACCAGACGCCCTGCTCGATCCTGGGCGGGATCTGCGTGATGAAATGGTCGATGCCGTAGAGCACGAGCCAGATCACCCCTGCGAGGCAGATCGCCCCAATCAATAGCCACAACACTTCAATAGCGATAGCGATCATTTCAGCCTCCTAGTGATCCCTGGGCTCCTTCGGCAGCCCGCTTCTATATTGCAACTCGGTTATCTTATCATGGTCGATTCGACTCCGGGAATCGATGTCCCTTAGCGTATTATCGATCCCATCCAACCTTCCCCCCAGATGCTCAAGCTGAATTGAAAGCTTGTCGATGTAGGTGATGCCTGTCCATATCATCCCCACTAGGACTATAGTGACCGTGATGATACTGGTCCACTGAGTCACCCGGCCCTGGAGGTTCTCTTCCATGGTTCACTTCAGCGCTTCTGGCACCGTGGCTATAGGCCCAATCACCTTCGGTGAGGGATTCGCCTCAGCCGCGGACGGGCTCTTCAATACCACGGCCACCACACCAGGGTCATTCGCCACATGGGACAGATCCTCAGCCGGAGAGAGAACCTTATCTGGCTGTGGGACTCCGACGGCATCCTTAGGGGCGATCGCATCAGCCGAAGCCTGACTGTCCATCACAATCTTAGTCACGCCCGGTGTGGCGGCGGCGGCCTTCACAGTATTAGCCGGTGTGTGGACAACGATGCCCCACACAAGTGGCACCAGTGAGGCGAGCAATCCGCCAACAAGCACTAACTGATCTTGCGAGAGATATCCCCGCCCCACGGCCCAGCCACCAACCACAGCCAAGATGGATCGCAAGGCACTAAGGAGTTGTTCCTGATTTATCATCCCTTGATTATCCTCTTCGTGGCTAAAATTCCCTTTACCCTGGCCTGCGCCGCAGTGATCACTGCCCCCGAGGCGTCCTCACACAACAAATCCAGCGCCACATCCGGCGACAGCTTGGCGCATTCATACCTAGCCGCAGCGCCCACAATGGCCCCGGTGACGGAACTGACCGCGGCCCAATTCGCCGATGAAGACTGACAGCCGCCAAGGGCCAGGGACAGAAATAAGATTTTCTTCATCGTTGCACACTCCCGGTTCTGAAGCCACTATAATAATCCCCGAGATTCCTCGGCCGCTGAACGCCAGAGTTGGTATCCATCAGGAACCGAATCCACTTCCCAGTTTGGGCCGGGGTTACACCGAACAAAGTTCCTGTGAGGCCAAGGGAGTCCTGGACAAGCCGCCCTCGATGCTCGGCAGAGAGCGGATGGTCCTTAGTAAAGTCACGGTAGGTGCTGGTGAATTCCTTGGCGGCGGTGCTGAGGAGGCCGACCTGGGGATCAGACTTATGAAGCATAGCGTCGACGACATCTCGAACGCCGATGAAGTTGGCGCTGATGTTATGGGCCATCGACTCCACGCCCCATTGAGTCCAAGACTTGTCCTTCTCGCCCTTGCCGCCGAGGAAGAGGGAGCCGACCATGCCGCCGATCAGGGCTGGGAAGACTTGGTAGGCGAAGATCTGGCCAATGACTGGCTGGAAGCGTTCCTTGGCAGCGTCAAAGTCGCCCGCCCTACGTAGCTGAAGGGCCTCTTGGGATCGCCAGATGATCTCCATGTTCTTGTTCATCATATGATTGTAGAAGTTATAGACTGAGGTGAACCACCTCCCAGCAGACCCGGTTCGCATAATCGCAGGGGCATTGGTGATAGCAGAGGAGCCGTGGGCGAAACGGACTGCACGGTCGCCGAGGTAGATCGCATCGCCTTCGCTCCGACCCTCGCCTATGGCCTTCTTATACGCAGCCAGCCAAGTCGGCACCGCGGAGAGCATGTCGGTGAAGGCGACTGGCGTTGAGGCATAGCGGATGATATTGGCTCGCCAAGTATCAAACCCCTTCCTTGGGACGATTTGCTCACTGGCACCTCCGAGGGTTTCTTGCCAATTCCTAGACCTACGTTGAAGCTCTAGGGATTTATTAATGGCAAAGTCCCAATTAGTCTCCCCAGTCGCTTCATCCTTCGCGTTAAGATTCATGACCTCATCGAAGAATGGCTTGGCGCCGACTTCGTTAATCGACTGAATGGCGGCTGTTGGGGCGTGCTTAAGCACAGTGCCGGGGTTGAACCCGACCAGGGTCGAGATCATATTCTGGCGAATGTATTCCGAGAACCGCCCTGCTTGGGCCTGCCAGCCAGACTTAAAGTTCGGAGCGTTGGCCACATCACGGAGATAAGGGATCAGCAGGTCCCGATACTCAGTGCCATAATGGACCCTAATCGCCTCTTGGATTCGCTGATCATAAAATATCTTCCCTACTTCCGTGATCGCCGGGCGAAGGGCGATGTCGTGGAGCATCTGCTGAATCCGCCCAGGCATCTGATTCATATCCACCGCCAGGGGGCGAATGTCGCCTGTGCGGGCCTTGGTGTATCCAGCTGGAGGGCTGGCCTTGAAGTATTCCTGCTCTAGTAAGCCCTTGGGACCGAGGCTCTTCGGGGTCTTACCCTGAATCTCAGCGTGATGAATGATTGGATAATAGCCCCCGGCAAACGTGCCATGATCAGTCTTAATGGCCCTGGCTGGAATGTCTTCCGCCGCAACGCCTCCAGTCATAGAGCGATACATCGTGTCGGACATTTGCTTAATGTCCTTGAACATATCCCAGATGCCTTGGACAAAAGTCCAGTCTTCCTTCGTTCCAGCTTGGCGAACCCAATCAAGGACGGCCTGGGGATCCTTCCCATAGCCGCCGGCCATTTTAGTTAGGTTAGACTCAGAGCCAGTATTGAGCATAATCGCCCGTAGCTGGCCACGGGTCAGTTGCTGGCGATTCCCTGGGAACTTCGGGTCCCCAAAGCCAAGCGGATTATCCACCAACGCCGACATATCCAGATGATCATCCAGGGCCGTCAACCGCTTGGCGAATTCCTTCACATAAGCATCGCGCTGGGTGACACCCTCGATCAACGGCCGAAGGGCATATTGCTGCCAATCGCCAAAGGCATTGTATTGGTCCCAACGATTAAACAAGGCCTCAAGTTTGATATGAGCGGCCGTCACTAACGAGCCGACTCGCTTGGCCCTGGCCCCAAAGGATCGGCTCTCTGAGAGTTGAGTCGGGGTGGCGAGGAACTGAGTCAGCCCAGGGCTCGTGACCAATCTACCAACGAGCTCATTAAGGGCAGTTGTCTCTCCGGTCTTGGCATTCCGGTAGACCATTCGGCCATTATACCGCAGGGCCTTCAACGTGCCATTAGTGGCGTTGAATCCCTCAACGGTCATATCATTCAGGTTCTTCTGATATTTCGGATCGAAGAACTCAGGGGCGACCGGGACCTCAAGCCCTTCGTCCTTAGTCGCCTCGATGAATTTCTCCAGATTGTTGACACCGGCGTCTCGAGCCTCGGCATCTTTCATCATCCCTTCAATGGTCCGGTTCTTAATCGAGAAGCCGATTTGTTGGAGGATGGTGTGGATGAAGTTGGTGTATTGGGGATCAATAGTTGGCTGCTTCTCCTTCCGCAGGCTCTTGACCATACGATCGAATTTCATCTTCTCAGTACGGAATTTCCGGGCTTCACTCATTAGGACTGCCGAGTAGAGCTTACTCTGCATGGCGACTAGCGCGCCGGCCGGATCGCCATTGAGCAGGGCTCGCTCGGCCTCGCGGGCATGGCGGGCCAGAGAGTCAGCGAAGGTATCGGGGGTTAGCTTAGCCACCTTCACTTTCTGAAAGGCCGCCTTCGCATCCGCGATAAGCAAGTCCTTATCAATTGGCACCAGCTTGGCTATGCTTGCGGCCGCATACATCTCCTGCGCCAATATATTAACGTCGGCCTCCGATAGAGCCTGGTCTTTGGCCTCTTCCATAATGTTGTTTTCGAGGCTACCGAATTTCTCTTGCATTTGGCGATCGGCTGTGTCACGGACTAGCCTCCCTAATGCTTCCTGGGCGGTGCCCTCGCCTCGGGTTTCTCGATAGGCCTTGACCCCTTCGGCCATAGAGTCGACTGAGGTGAAGCCGAAGAGCTTGGCCATCTGATCCGCAGGTAGGCCCTCTTTGGCATAGTATTGCTTGGGCAGCGAGGCCTTCTGTTCCTCAGTCAGTGTATCAGAGGCGATTCGGTAGATCTTATCCGTCTTGCGACCGAAGAGATCGCCGGTTGAGAAGAATAGATCAGCGGCAATGTCTGGCCGCTGGCGGAGTTGGCTCTCGACTTCTTTCCTAGTCTGAGACAGGTTGTCCTTCCAGGTCTGGGTCTGCTCAGTCTTCTGTTGGCGTTCAGCTCGGTCCTTGGCAGCCTGAAGGTCGCTGGCATAACGTTCGTGGATTGCGGTCTGGATGGCCTGAAAGGACTTTAGGTCGAGGCCAACGCCCGAGGCACGGATTTGGTCCAGGACATCTGCGTAGGCTGGGCGGTCGGGGCCGACGGAGAATTGGGGCATATCCTTGCCCCTATCCCGAGCAATCTTCTGCCCATCATGGTATAGAGTCCGCTTGCCTGTCGGCCCCACGACAATCGTCGTCTTCCCACCTTTGCTATATTCCTTGGCGGCGGAGAATGGATTACTACCGGTCTGAAGCTCAGTTCCTAAATGCTCTTGCTCAGCAACCTTCCACCAATCCTCGAAGCTTCTAATATCGGCGTCTTTGTCTTTAAATCGATCGAATTTCTGTTTCGTGACTGCTGCTGAATAGGTCGGCTTCCTTACTTGTTCAAAGACATCTGGTTCGTTAGCAGCCTTGGGCGGCATAGAGGCAGCGGGCTCAGCTGGGTCAGCCTCACGCTCCATTCGATCATAAAGCGATTCCTCACGGCCCCCAACCTCCCCCGACTGCACTCGCTCAAAGATATCATCGGCAGTGCCTGGGCGACCGAGAACATCGTTGATCCGCTTCCGGATGGCGTCGAGGAATTCTTTAATCTTCTGAAAGATCGGATGAAGCCTGGGGCCGACATCAGCCTTGCCAGCTTCCCAAGTGCGATAGGCTTCAGCAATGGATTCCTCTAGCCTCTGCGACATCCCAAGTTGATCATATTTACGATTAATATCAAATCGATCCAGCCAACCGCCCTCCCGAGCAGCCTGTTCGAGGGTCATCCATTCCTTGTCAGTGAAGAGTTGTCGCAGGGCGTGGATCGCCTCATGATGCATAACGCCCATACGATCTTCAACGTCAGTGGCGAGCATGATAAGGGAATTGGCCGTGCGACGAAGATTAACTCCCTGGATTCGGTCATTGCCCTTGGCTCTAATGCGCTGGACAAACTCAACCTGCCCTCTAGGCACACGCTTAAGGAATTCATCCTTAACAGCATCATTGATCGCCTGAGTAGTTGGGTCGAATTTCTCCTTCACGTATCCATGAATGCCTTCGCTGAATTGATTCCAGAATCCGCCCTCCAAGACCTGGCGAATGCTCTCAACGTCTCCAACATCCATTCGGGCCCGGAAGCGATTTAGGTCAATGACCGGCATGGCCGAGGGCTGCATATATGAGCCGGCCTTGTCCCTAGCGCCGCTAACCCGGTGGCCGGTCAAGGTATCGGCCTCTGGGAATTCAGCCGCAACCTGTTTAGCGAGGTCGATCATGAGACTGGGACCAAAGTCTCGGGGGCCAAATCCATTATCCCCAGAGATCCCATCAACGTGAAGTTGCTTGCCGCCTTTCTGTTCAGAGATATTAAGCGCCCCTACGATATTGCCCTTATGATCTAGAAGTTGAAAATCATGAAATCCTTGCTCAGGGCCATATCTTACATCTAATGGCTGAAACCTCTCTAGCTGTAGCTTCCGATCCCCGATCGAGAACATCGGCTCCAGGCCCATGCTGCCACGGATCGCCGCCATGGGCGAATCCACCATTGGGCGATAGTCCGGAGCCACTCCGCCAGAGGTCCCGACCTCGACAGTGTCGGGGACTATGGTCTGGACCGTAGCGCCTCGGGCCTCATCCGTCGTGATCCCATGAGGGACAACACGAAGATGATCATTCAATTGGGCCGCAAGCGCCGGGTCGACCTTGGCAAGCCAGTCTCGAATCGGCACGCTGACGTCCTCACCAACCTCACGAGCCAATTTAATCTGATCTTCGATCCCAGGAACCCAGCCTAAGAGGCCATCATCCGGAGCCGGCTCCTTGGCGCCATAAAGGTCAGCGACCGCTCGGCCAGAGATCCCCATCTCCGAGTTGCCATAGTCCCGCTCTAAGAGTCGGGCGAGTTCGTTAGGATCCTTCTCACGAAGTAGGGATTGCTGAGCGAGGTCAAGGCCGCGATTTAGTTCCTGAAGGGCATTCGCATTGGAGACTTGCTTCATCTCATCGATGAAGGGATGAACGCCAACGGGAGGTTCTAGGTTGTTGTCATACCACTGACGACCAGCCTGATAGGCGGATTTCCCTCGATCAATGGCGGCCTGGACTGCGGCGTCCTGCTTCTTCAGGGCCTCAATTGCCGCCCCTGCACCTTCCTTACCGCCGATTTCCCTGGCCCTGGCGACCAGCCCAGCTCGAGCCTGAACCTCCGGCAGGTCATGGCCAGCTTCGAAGGTCTTCATCTCCACCAGTGATGAGACTGCTCGGCCGAATTGCTGCGAGGTGGCTTCATCACCAAAGACGTTGTAGTGCGCGACCCTAGCCGCTTCCCCGGCTCCGGCTGTAACAGCCCCAATGCCGGCGCCAAGGACCCCAAGGCCAGTCCTAGCAGCCAGTTCAAATGGAATCCCCGCCACACCAAGGATTCCAGCAGTGATGGGTTTGTCTTTATAGGCTGGATCCTGGGTGATCCAATCACCAAGGTTTCCCTGGAAGGCACTCTTGAAGGAATCCGAGATGGCATCATTGACGGAGTCGGGGTTGAATCCCATCATCGATGGGTTCAGGGTCTGGTTCCCAATCAGGGACTTAGTCGTCCTCGCGTGCCGAGTCAGCTGGTCCAGGTTGCCATAATCATTATTGGCAATGATCGACGCGAAAGGATTCGAGTTCACCCAATCGGTCAGGGACTTGTTATTCCGGACAATATCCGACGCCATCTGCGCCTTCGTCTTTTGTCGAAAAGCCGGAAGGTCATCATACACCGCCTGAGCTGGGACCCCAGAGGCGTGGCTCAGGGCCAAGGCATCCAGCCCGTCATCGGGATTGTCATTAGCCGTGGTATAGGCCTGGGCCGAGGCGGCTGAGCCCTGGGAGGAAATAAAGTCGTCAAGCTCGCTCATGGGGCGGCCTGGGGCTTACGGCCATAGAGCGATTGATACATCTTCCCCACGGCGATGCTATGGATCTCAACGTCGGTCGGATTGGTGCCGGGATAGGCTCTTTGATAAGCCTCTTTAGTCTGATCCAAGGTATCCTGCGGAACGTCCATCTGGTAGAATTTCTGAACCGGTTGGAAGATGCTTCGGCGATACTTGGTCAAATCCTGGACAAGCCTAGAGCCCATAGCTTTGACTTCGTCATCCTTTGGCTTTCGGCCATTATCAGTTATATAACTTTTATAAGCTTCGGTCAGGGCCCCGACGAACTGGTTGTATTCATCCTTATGATGCCCCTGGCTGTCGCGCTTATTGTCGATATCTGACGCTGACATCAGAGAGTCGAGAATCTGAAGGGGATGGGCCATTTGCGGATCGGCCGCTTCATGGTCCAGCAGCTTATTATACATCACCAACGCCGCCTTCTTCTCAGTCGACGGCCAATGTTTAGATCCAATGTCTTCGTTGAGGAGTTTATCATTATCTTCAGGGGAGCGATTAGGATTGTTATAAAGCCCAAGGAAATTCATGTAATCCGCATGTGATTGCGGAGTGAAAGCATAGCCGCCTTTATTAACATTATTCTGCAAGGCCGCTCGGACTTTATTCTGTTGATCCTGCGGCATTGCGTCGAAGATGGATTTAACCTTGGGACTGAATTCATCCTCCGACATCTTAAGTCGGCCATCGGAGTCTGGGAGAAGCTCGGCGGTCACGGCCGAGGCGGCTCGGCGTTGGTCATCCAATCGGACTTGGAGGTCTCGGGAATGTTGCCTCTCTGAAGCCCCAGAGACGATATCGGCGAATTCATTGTCGCCAGGAATGGCCTTATCCGCAGCCCGACGACTGACATTGTCGACATCGCTCCGTGAGGCGGAGCGAGCTAGAGCAGCGTCGGTCACAGCCTGATATTTATCTTGGGTTGTGAAGCCATCACTACGGGCAGAGCCAAACCAAAGCTTCCTGGCGGCGTTGAAAGAACCAGTCTGTTGCATATATTGACCGAATTTAAAATCGAAGAGCTTGTCCTGTGCATCGTGATCTCGAAGGAATTCTTGCTCTGACATATCCGCATTCATGCCAGCCTCTCTTAGCCAGGGCTTTAGATTGCCCTGCATAATACCATATTTGCCAAGGGCATGCTGGCCATAATATTGACTATTAGGATTGGTGATTGTTTTATGAGGTGGATCGTAATTGCCACTACTCTCCATCGCCGAGACCGCATCCCTAGCCCGCTCAGGGGAAACAATTCCAGTGCCGAATTCGCTATTCGCTCCAGCCATCACATCGCTGGACAGTTTCCTAGCACCAACGGTGTATTGCTGGCGCTGGACATAATCGGCGATTTTCCCTGCATCGGCCCCAGTGATCAAACCATCCTTAACGTATTGATCAAGTCGAGCCTTCGCTGTGAATGGCGCCGACTTCGCCATTCCCTGAACCTGGGAATAGGCTAGGTCGGATTTCTTCTGCTGAATAAAGTTATCCGTCTGCTCTTTGGACCAGCCCATAATCTGGCCACGCTGTTGGGCCTCCTGCTCAATAGTGGCGAGCCCGGCTTTGAAGCCAGCTTGATCATCAGGGTTGGAAAGGGCCGAATTATTAGCCGCCCCCATCCTGGCGTCGCTGGCACCGATTGTATATTGCTTGCCCTGCTCGCTTGCGTGGATGCCGGCCGAGAAGATGATTCGGTTAGTGGCATTGCGGGATTCGTTATCATAAAGCCGTTGGGCATAGGGGGATTTAAGAGTGCCTCGGATCTGCTGGCGGGTGGCATCGGCCCCATCCATAAATCCCGGAAGGCCATCGACGGCATCCTTTCCCATTTTATTGGTTTTAAAATCAATGAAGCTAGACATTTGGGCACGTTCATTCGCGGCAACCGCTTCATTCGCCTCTGCTTGTTGATTCAATTCCTGCATCGCCACGGCGCGAGCATAGATTTCCCCGCCAGCCTGCTGGAAAGCACCGCCAAGCTGTTCAGTTGCCTGGGCCCGCCCCAAGCCAAAGGCGCCGCCAGGGACATTCAGCTGAGTATACGGAACAGGCCGGTCCTCAGGTGCGACCTGAGGGGCGCCGCTATAGGGGACTGGAGTTGCCATCAATATAAAGTCCCAAGATTGAATGTCGAATCGGACGAGCCACCAAAAAGGCTACTAGCAGCTTTGCTGATACCGCTCCCGACATCATTGAAGAGGCCGACCTGAGAACCCTGAGTCCACTTAGAGGCGACTGAGCCAACGGTCCCGACAATACTGGCCTCGGCTTTAGTGGCCCCAGCAGCAGCCGCATCGGTCCCAGCCATCTTATATAGCTGGGCTTGCTTATCGAAGTTCACTGACTGAACGTCGTAGTCATAGGCGACCTTGGCGGCATTGGAGCGAATCTGGGTCAGGTCCTTAAGATCCACGTAGTGTTGACTCTTCTGAACATCGCGATTGGAGCCGAAGTTCACATCCGTCCCCGACGATGCCTGGGAGGCGACGATTTGCCCCTCTCGCTCCCCTGCGGCCATGCCGAATTTCTGGGCTTGCTGCTCGCCCTGATTCATAGCATAGTCAGCGTTTTGCTTGGCGATCTGAGAATTCAGCTCGGCGACGCCAGCCTGATAGTAGTTCTGCTTCTCCTGAGCGGCCCCAGCCTGACTCGCCCCCTGAGCGCCGAGGATGCCCCCGAAGATGGTCGAGCCAAGTCCGACTAGGGCTAATGGTGCGGCCATGATACAATCTCAAAAGTGGTGGGGGAGGTCTTGACAGCCCCGAGGGACTCAAGCCAATGGCAGGAAGTCTCATCAAAACAGTGGCCGTAGATCACGGGGTAGGTTTGGCGAAGCTGGGCCATAAGCCGTCTTGCATGGCGAGTGAAGGCGATTTTATGGTCCCTGATCTCTTCGGTGACGTAGCACCAAATATAAACATTATCCGACAGCAAGCTCGGGGGAATCAGACCGACTAGACAGACCAAGGCCTCGCCAAACATCCCCGAATAAATCGGCCGAGAGATCCGAGCCGCTGCCATCATCGCCTCATATTCATTTGGCTTTAAGTCGAGGTGATACTCCATCAACCTTTCCAGGGCAAATAGAGAGATTTGCTTCAGCTCGCCATTCATCGATCATCTCCTTGAACAACCGCTGGAAAGACCCCGAGGACAGTCGCTGGAAGGGGAAGGTTTTGGCGAATGCAGTATTGGCCAGGGACGGTATAGGTCGGGTTAAGGAATGTCCGAGCATCGCCATCGGTCAAGGTTGGCACAACTTGAGTCTGCTGACCAGTTAAGGTTGAGGAGACATTTGTCACAACCAAATCCTTCATCACCGTCAGGTTATTGAAGTCATTGCCAATAAGAAGGTTCTGCGTCTTGTGGACACGAATGTCAACGTAGGGGATTTTCTTCACCTTACCCTGCACGCTCGGCTCACCAACATCAAGCGGCAGGGTTTGGAGATCGCAATTATACCCAATTCCAACCTTTACATTTGAGGCCGGAGCTGCAAGGGTGAAGAAGCCTGTGGCAGGCATGGTGAATGGAGGGATCACCGCTCCATCGGCAAGGCCGGTCACAACTTGACCGGTTAATTGCTCTGCCCCAGAGAAGGTTGATTTAGGTGTGCCGATATAGCCAAGACCAGCGTCAACAAACCACGCATCAGCGATTCCATTGCTAAGAATTCGATCTGCCATTCGCTCGATATAGTTTGGTGTCCCTGCAGGGGGAGGAGGCGGGGGAGGAGGCGATGTTGGTGTATAGTTGACGATGATAAGACCATTCGCTCCTGGCGCTCCAGGCGACCAGCTATTGGCAGCGACGAGCGCAAAGGCTTTGCCACCGCCACCACCTGCCCCATATAAACCCCCAGCACCTGCCATCTTCGCCGTGGTGGAGTTCGCACCCGTCCCACCGCCTCCGCCCCCAGGGCCTGCCACAGCCGAATCACTAGTTTGAATATATCCTATTCCAGCCCCACCAACTCCAGCATTCCCATTATTGTCATGGCTACCACCGCCGCCTGAGCCATGTGATCCAGCCCCACCATCTGGTGTCCCGGCTGTGCCTCCTACACCTCCAAGAGTGCCATCATGGGCTGTGCCTCCTACACCCCCATCAATCGATCCTGGCGCTGTATTGGCCCCTGCCGTTCCGCCATCCGAGGCACCGCCACCTCCACCACCAGTGCTCGAATTACCTCCACCTCCAGTGCCGCCATTGGCGCCAGAGCCATTCGGTCCACCAGCTCCAGCGCCACCACCACCAGCACCTTCTTGGATAAAGGCACTACCACCACCCCCACCATTGCCACCAGAATGAGCCCCAGTCGATGGCGTGCAACTAGCCGCGGCACCGCCAATGCCATTGCCAAAGGCCACACTTCCACCCTGACCACCCTTGGCAACCAACGTATTGAGAGAGGTATTGAAGATAGTATCAGTGCCATTCCCACCAGCGGCGGCATCCGTTGCACCACCACTGCCGCCAACACCAATCTGAACATTGACCGTCGTGGAGGGGGTTAGGGTGACATTAGAGATGATGGCGTAGGCGCCTCCGCCTCCACCCGGGCCGGCCTGAACGGCACTCTGCCCTGCGCTACCCCCGCCCCCGGCGCCGATGGATGCAATAGAATTGCTCGCATTGTTCCAATCGCTTGGAACTGACCAGACCGAAACGCCAGGAAGGATGAATATAGTTGTTGTCATCGCTGCACAGCCAAATAGACCGCGTCCACAAACACATCACCGGTTTCTTCATCCGGCTCCGTCACACTAGCAACCGCTTCATATGTTCCATTAGTAACATGATGGGCCCAGCCGACAAACTCTTGTTCCTTCATAATGGTGCAACTGAGCATAATCCCGTCATCTCGAATGGCCCAAACAACCTTAAACGGCTCCTCGGCCCAGGTCCAATCAATTATCTGATGGCCGAAGAATAGATGCGAGGGCATTATAGAAATGTCAGTGCCAGTAAACACATTAAAATAGATATTAAAAGCGAGGTCCCGAACAGACGATCCTTTTTGCTGGGGATAAAGGACATCATAATTGGCCACAATCGGTGCTGGGTTGGACCGAGAGCCGTTGAAGGATTGGGCATTAGCCACAAGCGCCGTTGGGGTAATGGCCGCGCCGGATTGACCACCGTTGACGATCCAAGACCCATGGTCAGTCAGTAGCAGCATGCCCGAAGTGGATGAGACAAGATGCTCAATGGTATTGAGGACTCCGGCCACAAGAGTTGAGGAGATAGAGTCATCTGGACGGATCGGGAACGAAACGTCAAAATTAAAGAACTGCCCTGGCTTAGACATCCAGAACGTCTGGGGCGCTGCGGTTGGGGCAGCCAAGACAAGGCGTTGCTGGAAGAATCCAGGGACGGTTGGGTTGCCGGCGAAGGCAGGGGCGATAGTCACCACGGCCACGGCGCCAGAGGGGGTGAACACCGCCGTCGGGTTAGAGAGATAGCCGGCGCCAGGCGAAAGAATGGTTAGATATCCGACGCCCCAGGTTAAATTAGCGCTGACGCCAGTCCCGGCTCCGGATGTGGAGACCTGAGTCACTGGATTGGCTGGAGTGGCGCCAGAGGTCACAGCGCCACCTGAGGAGAATGGATCGGTGATCGGCTCCCAGGTGGCAACGGCCGTCACCGTGAGCGTCGCCACACGAAGGATGACGCCATTGGTGAAGACAACGGTGTCACCGACGGCATAGCCTGCGCCACCAGCCGACACCGTTGGGGTCCCTTGAACTTGAAGGACCGCCGCCACTGAGCCGCCGATTGTAGGCGTGCCTCCAGTCAGGGCGACTGAAGGGACAGTAGTATAAGTCCCCGGGGTTGTGATGGAGGTCTGATAAAGCCCCGAGCCCGAGAAGGGATTAGTGGCAACTGGTGGGGTTATGGTAAAGTCCGGGGCAATATTCGAATCGATAAAAGTTCCGTCAGTAGAAAAGCCAATGAAGCCGAAAGTAGCGCCAGGAGGCACAGCGCCAATATAGGATACATCAGCTTTGTAGACATTGTATGATACCGCCCCCGAGACGTTTGACCAAGTCAATTGAATCGAGCCGCCAACGGTGCGGAGATCCTGGGCGCCAAGGTAATTCCCCGTTGGCGAGGCCACAGATTCCTGGCCATTGCTGTCGACCGAGGTCACTTGATAGGCGTAGTTGACCGGGCCAACCGCAAGCGATGAGGCAAGCGAGATAACGCCTGGGGCGATGGCCGTCGTTCCGAAGACAATTGGGTTCAGGGTCCAGTTATTGGCGGTGACAATGGTTAATAGATATGGGGGTTGATCAGGATGGCACAGGACCATCTGGCTGACGTTCTGGGCATACTTAATATCAGCTAGTTGGGTGCCGGAATATGGTGTGGCGATCGTATAGATTCTGGCCGCCGTTCCGCCAGAGACATAGGCGCCATAGCCAGTCGAGTCGATTGGGTTGCCGAAGAAATCGTCAAGGGTGACGGTGCTGCCGCCACCAGTTGAGTGAACGAGGAAGAATCGGTCGTTAAGCTCCGTCATCCCCACAATGCCAGTGATGAAGATCAAATCACCAGCGACAAAGTCGTTACTTGTGGCGGTTATGACAGCGGGATTAGCTTGGGTGGCGGCGGTGATGTTGAAGGCGGCCTCAGTGATCACGGCTCCGCGACTCACAAACTGAAGCTTCAGGTGAGTGAAGACTAAGACATAGCCAAGTTCAGAAGTCTCTTGGAAGGGAATCAGCCGAATTTGACCGTCAGGGGCGGGATAAATGAATCGGGTCCCTGCCCTAGTGCTGGCCCCTCCTCGATAATCGACGAAGAAGTTTTCCAGCAGGGCGGCGCCAGAGCGATATTTCTGAATATCGACCCGAGCGAATAGGGCCGGTGCCCACTCACCAGAATTGAAACTGGCCTGGACGGCGATGTCGGCCATTAGCCAAGGATACGATAGTTATAGGTTGACGAATCACTCGCCGATCCGGCAACGGTAAAGCCAGTTGTCGGGGTTATTGTCTTGACTGCCGGGACTGCCCCGACTGTGCCGCCAACGGTCTTCAGGGTGCAAATAACAACTGAATTGGCAGTCACATTAACGTCAGCCACAGTCACTGGGGTGACGCCATTGCAGACGAAGGTGCCGGTGAAACTGGGAAGGGAGAAGCTGGAGACCAACGCGACATTGGCCTGATCGCCACCAGCGAGGTTGACTGTCTCGTGGCCGGTTAGAGTTGGGAGTATTGCCATTTAAAGTCTCCTAACCAAATAAGGGATAAAGTCCGCCCCAATCAAAGCCAGTATACGGACCCGAGTAGGGAGTGGCGAAATCAATTCCACGGATCCGGATCCAGTCAGGGGTGATATCATTGACCGTGAAGCCCTCATTCCCATCACTGACGCGGGCCTGAGCAATAACCGAGTTGGCCCGGCCAATGGCCAAGTTGGCCAGTTTCTTATCCCCGGTCAGCGGGATGGTGATCTCGGCTCCGAGCAAGTCGGCCCAAGCCTGTTGGAATTCGTCGTCCATGATATTCGGATCAGTGATATCCTGGACATAAGTCATAGTGGCGAATTCTTGATTCGTCAGAATGACTCGTTGCGACGCTGGGCCGACAAAGGTCAGATTGAAGGTAGCCCCAGTGCCGACTCCGGTCGTCGAGCCCTGGGCGACGGGATTGGTCTGTTTGGCGAAGTAGGCCCCACCCATGGCTGGAACGGAGTCGATGACCGAATTGACCACAGTCACAGTGGCCACGGAACTGCCGGTAAGGGTGGCGACAAGGAGTTGGGCCGGGGCCCCAATCGGAGGCGAGGTGTTAGGGACACTGGCCAGAGTGATCACATCCCCAACTACATAGCCAGTCCCACCAGCCGCTACCGCTGCCGCACTCACGGAGTAGAATTGATCATTCTGAATCTTGAACTTAACCGGCGGCCCTTGCCAGAAGCTCGCAGCGCCGCCAGTCACCGCCGTGGTGATCGGAATGCCTCCAGCGAATCCGGTCTGGGTGGCGGGGATGATGAAGCAGGCCCGCAGACAGTCGACCGGGTATTGATATTCATACCCCCAGGGCGGAGTCGGCTGGCCGGGCTCCCACAGCGTCGTCGGAGCGGAGGTGTTCTCAGGAGTGCCAGGGGCGGAGGAGATATAGACTAGGTTAATTGTCTTCAGGGACATATTCCACGGCGCCATTCGAAGAAGGCGCTTGCGGATGCCCTGGATCAACAGGTTGATCTGGATGGCTTCGTTAGTAGTGGCGTTGGCCAACTCAGCAGCGGTCACAGATGTCCGTGTGCCGGGGATCTGCAAGGCCCGATTTGCTATTTCGACCAACGTAGTCATCTAGTGCTTCCCTTGCGAGCCGCAATCGTGGACAGTGCCGCCGAGGCCCGGTTGGCGACGCATCTGCTGGGTTGGGCCCACTGGAGTCTTATAAGGTAGCTCCTTGACTTCGCGGACCCCACCACATTCGGCCCTGGCCTTCTGCCCTGCGCCAGAGTCTTTGCCGTATTCAGAGAGGATGTCCTTACTCATGTTAGATCCTCTTCACTGAATCAGCGGCGGTCGGGGCCGAATTGGCTGGCATTGCCCTGGGCGGATGGGCGGCTGCCTCAGCGGCTTTCAGCGCATCGGCATAGGCCCGACTGGCGGCTTCATGGGCAGCGATGTTCACCGCGGTCGGCGCCTTCTCGGCAGCGACCTCAGTATCGTCAACGTTCTTCTTCAGGGCCGTGAGACTGGCGGCCGTGTCGGGATGGAAGTTCTTATGCTTGGCGACGGCCTCGGCCGCTTTCGCATCGGCTTTGGCCTTCGCGTCGGCCACTTCCTTTTCCTTGGCGACTTTGAGTGGGATTGAAATCGCCTCAAGTTCCTTGGCCGCGGCGTCACGGATTGTTTCCATTCCAGTGAGGTTGACGGTATCGTGGATGATTCGAAGAAGCGCCCCTACGCGGGCGTGGTCAAAGGTGTCGGTCATTAGTGTTTTCCTTGGCTGCCGCAGTGGTGGGAGGTGGAGGCGATTCCAGGGGCCTTAAACCCACGACCATCATGCAAGCCGGGTTTAGAGCTGACGTAGACTTTGTGAATGCCCAAGGCAGCGACCGCTGCGGGATTCATCGCCTTTGGCCGAGGTTCGACTTTAGAGTCGCCATGTCGACTAGTGCCGGTTCCTTGTTTCATCCTTCATTCCTCTTTGGTAAGAGTTGCTCATGCTGCCAGCGATTGCCTTCGCGCTGGGTCATATCCTGGCGGACCTGCTCGAAGATGCCGCCGTCTTTATAGACATCTTCGAGCAGGTGGCGAAATCTATCATCGCAGCGCTCCATCTCACGGAGGACATGTTTTGGGGGATGAAGGCCTCGTTCTTCATACATATATGAGATATCATGGACATCGTGCATATACATAACGAAGCGCCGCATCTTCTCCGGAATTTCCGATTCGGCCTCGGCAATGGCATTGACGACTTGAGTCATCATCGACCGAATCGCTTGAATGTCTTTGGCTATACGGGCGAGATAGTCTTTGTCTTCAGGTTCGCTCATTTCTTCTTCATCGCCTTCGAGAGGCGCTTGGTGCCAGTGTCGGCGGCGTTGAATTCCTTCGCTACCTTCACAGGGATTTTTACCTTCTTGGCAAAGGTAGGATTATGAGCGGCTGCGGCCATCGTTCGAGCTTGTTTCTGGGAATTTGAGGGCATCACACTCTCCGTTTAAGGACTTCGCCAATCACCTCAGACTGTTTGGTGATGGCGGCGACAAGGTCGGATAGGCCAGGGATCTCGGCGGGTTTGACCTGGACATTCGCCATTTCGATCTGGAACTTGTCCACAAGAGATTGGGAGTAATTGCCGGGCATATCCGTGTCAGGCTTATACTTCCATCGCTCTGAGAAGCTGGCCGAGATGGCCTTGGCCTCGTCGTCGATTGGGATCATGTCCGGAGTGGGATCGCCCAGGAAGGCGTGATCATGGTCTTCGCCCTTGCCGGGTTGGCAGACAATGACTTCGCCCTCTTCGTTGTCCTTCCCACCCCAGCGATTGTTCCAATCCGACGGATCGTTGGGGCTGAAGTAGCGAGGGACCGGGATCCGCATCCGCTTCTCGCGGCCGGTCTTTCGATCGGTTTCTTTATATTCCCACTCATTGGGTTCGACGGTGTTGAGGTAGTGAGGGGTAGCGAGTTTCCATCTTGCCATGTTAGTCTCCTAGTAGGGGGCTGCGATAGTTGAGCCAGTGCTCATATCGATGTTGTTCGAGAAGGTCGGACTCGTGACGGAGCCCGTTCCAGATACTGTCACGGCGACGCCAGTGGCTGAACCGGAAGCGTTATGATCTAGTGTTATCGAGGATGAGCTATTCACAGTTAGAACCCTCGACCCAGCTGGACAGACTGAGCAGGCCACTTGCGAGGACTGGAACACACTGTTCGTTGAGGTAAGGCCGGTGATAGTTGGGCTTCCCGAGGTGGCGACACCGCCAGTCATCGGATTCGGCGACGGGAGAGGGGATGATGCCTGTGGATAGAATGCACTAAACATAGTCGCGCCTATGTAATTATTCGACGCAACTGGCGATACCATATTGCCGGTGCAGCCATTACAATTCGTCAAATTGATTTGAAATGGCCGGCTGAAGGCGTTGGCATTGGCTTGGCCTCCAGCTTGGCCATGATTGGTCCCGACGCCAATGGCTGTGTTATTTGAAACATCCAGTCCGGCGATATTCCCCGCGCCTTGGCTATTTGAATTAACCACGGAATTATTCAAGCCCGGGACGTTATAACCCCCAGCATCAGTGCCAGTGACCGCAGGGACATACATAGTATTGAATTTAAACGCCATAGCGGTCGCTCCATGCGACCCCTGGAAGCAGTCTGAGTGAAGCAATTCAGGGAAGTAATTTTGCGAATAGCATACATTGAATTGGATATTGAAAGATTGCGATCCAGTGGCGCCATCGTAGAATATTGCATCATTTGGCAGATTATGGAAGTAGCTATATTGAACAGTTAGCAACCCAGCGCCGTGATAATACAGAGCGTTAGGTGAACCAGACGTTTTGCCAAGCAGCCCTCCACCATCAAAATCAACTGCGGTTACGGTCAAATTTCCAGCGGTCGCCGAATTTACGCCGATCTGTTGACCCGATGTGTCGGTGATGACGAATGCGGAGTTGGTCAAGAAATTGTCGTGAGGCGTGCCTGTAGGCATACCAAAAGAGGCGTTGTTGAATTGGGAATTCTTGACTGTGATGTTACTGGAAGTTCCGATGATCGAGATCCCGCCACCCGAGGGAAAGGTCCAGCCATCAAAAACGCACGGACCAGTGACATTGTTGACCGTCACAATGAAAGCTGGCCCAGCTCCGACAGTGCCACACGGCAATGTATCCGTCCCCGGCACCTTCGTTGGCGTGAATGGAGCCGGGCCAACGCCGTAATCAACACCGGCCACATTCCACGGCGGCCGATGGGCTGAGTAGCCAGTATCAGCGAATAGGGTCGGGAATTGCCCAGCGGCGACGGAAGCACCTGTGCAACCATCAAAGTAACCAGGGCGTAAAGCACAGCCAGTTGGAGGCGGCGTGACCGTCCCTTTCAGCTTTAGCCCTGCTAGACAAAATTCCTTTCCAAGCGCAACGTCGCCATCGCTACAAGGGACTTTGTAGATAGTCCAAGCCTCAACCCCTTCCGGAGGGGCGGCGGTCAGGGCCTGTGCCGCGCCGAAGCTCAAGGCAAAAGCCAGGATGAAGAATGTCGATTTCAACATGACGTTGACGTTCCCCAATAAGCGAATTGATTGTGGCACATACTAGTTTGGTTTCCGGTCGAGAAGGCCGAGGGCCAAACACCAAGCTCGAAGAAATCAATCGCTGCGTTATTGGCCGCAGCGGTAGAGCCGCTGATGCGATAGGTGGTCGACGCAAACGCAGTAGCATTGCCGAGGGCGAATGAGGTCTGAGTGGCGTCCACG